AGCCAGACCGTCACCGCACCATGCCATGGCTACCCCGCTAATGCAGGGACTCCCATGCCTGTATAAGACCCCTGTTTAACAGCAGGTGCGTTCCAAAACTTCTCCAAGCGCATCTCCAGTTGTTCGCTGCTATCGAGCATCTCAAGCTATCTTTTACGCAGTAGCACCCATGCCCGTGATGGCGCAAAATCTCCCCATACCCCTCTTTCTGCCTCTGCATCTGAGTTATACACCCCTTTACACGTAAATACACTTGCGTTACCACTGTCAAAGGCGTTACCACATACCCATGTACGGGAAAGCATTTGTGTCGATGTATGAAGGGTCAATGGTGGGGGCGGGGTGCGCTGTATTTGCAGTGTGGAATTACGCGATAGCGAAGAACAGGATGGGGGTGGTGGAGTTGAACCCCAAGCTGCTGGCGTTCATCCTTGGTGGTTCGGAGAAGGAAATAACGGATGCGCTGGCATATCTGTGCGCGGCGGACTCCCAGTCCCGATCTGGGGCGGAGGGTGGGCGAAGGCTGGTCAAGGAGGGGCAGTTTCAGTATCGGATGGTGAACTGGGACTTGTATGACAAGATCAAGTCAGCGGAGGGGCTTCGGGAGTACAACGCCAGAAAACAGGCGGAATACCGGGCAAGGAACAAGCTGAAAGCTGGCAAACCCCTCAAAGGTGAATCCGAAACCCTTCACAGGCTCAACAATGGCGAAATATCACAGGAGCAGGCTGACGACAGGGCCTCCCTGACCCGTGAGCGTAAATGACTGGCGGGCCGGGTTGCTGACTCCCGCGCGAAGGCGGGCTTTTGCTGTCATTCGGCCCATTGAAAAATCAATGCTTCCTCCCCTTGCGCTTTTTCTTCATGGCCATCATTTCCTTAAGCCGCTTCTCACCCTGCTGGTGCACTTTCATTATCAGTCCAATATCCATCTTCCATCGCTTGTTCATGTTCCCTTCCTCCCCGCCTCGTAGCCAGCCAGATAAGCTGCTTTGACATCTACTGGCTTCCAATCACAGGTCACGCTTCCGCAACTCCAGTTGTCCCACGCCTTCTCCCCCTCCCTCTCCACCTTTGGAGGTTCAGGCGGGTGCGCGGGCTGCCAGTGGGTAATCCAGCCATTGGTCCAGGATGAGTCCGTAATCTCCAACATGGCTTTATTGGCAAACATGCACCCGTCACGTGGCAGCATCCACACAAGCAGGCCGGGTTCCGGCAGCCTGTCCTTCACGCTTATCCACCCCTCTTTTACCACGATGGGTTTGCGCCATACATGTCCATCAGGTGGCCACGGATATGCAATTCCCTTGAGTTCCCACCTATGAGGGGGGTTCTGCAACCAGAAATGCGTGCGTTCAGGATCATTCGCTTCACATAAAATGAAGCCCTCTCCGGGATTGGGTGTGCTCATAAATTTAATCCCATCCGTGGCACCCGCAGTAAAATCGGTCATAGGGTTTATCTGGTTCATACGTAAAGAAGGCCAGTTGCTCTAATGAAGATGGCTGTTCGCAATGACAAATGGATTCATGCGACTCGCCGTAATTGCATTCGTTCATTCTGCCGGTTCGCTTTCCGTAGTATGTGCATCTGGCTTTCCTGCCGGCAAGATTGGGCGATTCCACCTGCTCTATGCAGTCATGAACAACACAGGACGGGATGGGAGGATCGTAATCTATGCCATCTTTTCTGTTGCAAAGTGCTTGTGCGGCGCATCCGCATTTCATCATTGGATGTTTGGCAATAGTGCTCATAAATTTAGTCCATAGTTCCAGCTATACGATTTTTTGAACAACCTCGGCCCGCCCATTCTCACCCCCACATAGTAAGCCCCACGGATTAACTGTAATGCCGCACGGGTGGTACGGGTGCTGCCAAGCTTCTTAACAACTTCCAGGGATGCCCTGAAAAACGCCATATCGGCTTCACGTCTTGTTTTTCCACTGTAATCCCCAATCTCGTAGTCATCGTCATGAGCATCGCAGTGGGGCTCCATAACTTCCGAGAAACCCGGTATCCACGAATCAATCAACCGGCAGAGTCCGTAGTCCGAACACCCGTCCCTTGTTTTGGGTTTGAGAAGCCCGATCTTCCTCGCCAGAAAAATGTCCTGCGCGTTCCAGACCTTCTTTTTCAGGAGGATGGAGCGAAGCCCGTTTGTAGTTTCAGGCTTCATCGTTCCTTTTGGGCCACAAATTCCAGCGTTTGCGGGGTGGTGATCTTCAGGGCGGCCCTCTTGAGTTGGTCGAGTTCCTCTCTGGCCGCGTTCAGTTCAGCTTCTAAATATGCGATGCGTTCAGCCTGCCATGTCAGTTGCGCATGGGTTCTGCCCGTTTCAGACGTGTCGATTCCAAACTTCGCCAACTCATCAGTGCGAGGTGTATCACTCATGGCTCGTGCGATCCCTCTTGTTGCTGCATTTGTTCGTAGTGCTGCCGTTCGCGATACTCCTGCTCTGCTGCCTCTCGTTCCTATTCTTCTCGGCGTTCTTCGGCCCTGCGTTCCGACGCTCGCACATCGCGATATGCTTCTTCTGCTCGGTCGCCAGCATAAGTATGTTGCGCTCCGTCAGCGGGATTGTATCTGTCCACGCTTTGATGCTCACTGATTCCGTTCTCGCGCAGACTGTCTTTGTAGTCGCTGGCGGCGCTGTAATCACCATTGCACTCCATGCGGTCGATAATCTCTCGGTATCTCACTTCCCCGCCTCCTTCCCGGCAGGCGGTTCGGTGGAGGAGAGGAACGGTCGAATAGCTTCAATCCAATCATTCAATTGCTTGTCATCAATATGATGGTAGCCATCGCCGTCGTGGTGTTTGCGCCAGAAGATGCCACCGTAAACCAGATCGAGCGCCTTGACCGCCTCCTCCAGCCTCGCTTCCGCCGCGTCTTTTGCGGCGCGCAGTTCACGCACTTCCGCCATCGTGGGCGCGTCACAGTCCTCGCACGCCTTTTGAGCGGCTCGGAAGGTTTCGTTTTCCTTGCGCAGTTCCGCATTCACAGCGGCCAGATCGCCCTGCATGATTTCGGTATTCGAGAACTTGTCACAGGCATCTTTCAGGCTTGCGATTTCGGCGCGGAGTTGAGAAACTACCTTACCGGCTTCGATGGCTTTCTTCCATTGCTCCTCGCGCAGCCTCGCCGTGGCGCGCTCCAGCCGTTCCATGATTTTACGTGCCGTGCTTTCCGGGGTGGCGGAGCGGATGAAAAGATGAATGTCCTCCGCGCAATCCTTCGCCAGCTTCTCGATTTCCGGTTGCGGCGCTGTGAGGCGGGCGAGTTGCTGCTCCTTGTTTTTAAGTTTATGCAGGAACATTTGCACGGACTGGCCTTGTGCTTTCTGCCAGCCGTAAACCTGAAGCAACTCTGCCAAGTCGTTTTGCTCCTGCTCTAACTCACGGATGCGCCAGGTGAGTGGTGCTAACTGCTCGCGTAGAATCGCTGCGATTTCTTCAGCTTGGGCGCGAGTTCCGCCAAGATGCGTGACACACGCACACATGTTGGCAATGCCAGAAAAGTCCACCTCCACCGCTCCCGTCTCCGAGGTGGGGTTGAATACAACTTTCTGGCTTCCGCAGTTCAGGCACAGGGCTACGTTTTGATCCCAAGTAGTCCAGCCACACTCGCTGCACATTCTTGAAATGACTGGCTGCGTGTTTTGTTCGCTCATGGCTTTATAGCGCCTTTCGGTTTCTATCAAGTGCGGCCTTACGGCATACGACTTCAACGCAGTAATCCGTGTCGGACAGCATAAAACAAGACGCGCTCATTTTCTTCAGAGTGGATTCTTCAAAATCCAGTTCATCTTTCCAAGCAAGTCTGCACCGGCCTATATCCAAACATTTGTTTGCGGTGTCACACTCGGTTAGTGGGCATCCAGATATTCTCACTTCCCCGCCTCGCTTTCGGTGGTCATACCTCCCTGCACTTCTCCTTCTCTTGAATGACCCCAATCGCCAGTTTTAATCTTTCATCATAGACCTTGAACGCCCTTAATAATGGCTGGTTCACATGCGGTGGGATCATCTGGTTGTGCTTCACGCAAAACAAAAGATGAGGCATGGCCTGTAATTGGCAGTTGGTGGCGTGGCAGGTCATTCCTGTTTGGATTGCTCTGATTTTGACCTGTCAATGTTCTCCTGAATCCGGGCCTTGTAGTCATCTCCAATGTGGAGATGCTGGCACTGCTGCAATTTCTGGAACCGCTCCTCACGATCTTCGCAGGTGCATTCCACCAAATCATTCTGGCATCTTGCGCAAAACATAATTTTACCTTGATCCTTTCATGCGCGCCTGTTCTGCCATGCGGGCGGGCGGGTGTCAAGTGGAAATTATTTCACGCTTCATTCTGGCATGTCGGACGGTTCCGGGGTGGCAGCCAAGCTTGCGTGCAATGGCGCTGTTGGTGCGGCCCCAGTCCGTTTTGCTGAAGTCATATTTTACGGGAGCGCCCATGGGCCGCAAAATCCAGGCCACCGGCCACGGGGGCACGTTGATGACCTTGGAGTTGGTGAAATAGCGCCGCAGTTCCGGGTACTGGCCGTTGCAGACCCGGCTTTGAATGGTGTTGGGATGGACGCGCCATCTTTGGGCTTCTTCGATGACCCATTGCTTGTAGGGGATGAGGTTCATATCGAATCCGCCATGCTGTTGGTTCGCGCAATTTCCTCAATCCCGTGTTTGTAGGCAGCCATGCGGGCACCGGCGTTTTCTGGTTTGCGCATAAACCCGGACAGGAAGTCTGGATCGAGAACGGTTTGCAGACGTTGGGCTGCGCAGACTGCTTCTGCGAACACAGGCACGGATTCCTCAAGAATTTTTAATGCTCCATCCCGCGTGGTTTTGGGGTCTTTGAATTTATCCGCGTGAAGCAATAGGTGACACGCTTTGAAAATCCATTTCTCGGCCTCCAGCCGCCTCTCCCGCGCGTCGTAACAGATATTGCAGCACAAACCCCCTACCAGCTTGTCAATCCATTCTGGAGGGCATTCCAGCGCGGCCTCAGCCACTCCTTCACGACCGCAGATTTTGCACTTGTAGAGAATTTTATGGGCTTTCATGTTTTCCTAGAGAGCGGCGCATCACGGCCAAGTCCTGATCCAATGATTTCTCGCCAAGGCTTTTGGGTTTGGGCTTGCCATCAGGAAGCTTCTGGCTGGGAAAGAAGCCTTGAGATTTCCATTGAGCGATGGTGTGGGGATAGCTCCTGATGGGTTTGCCGTTGTTTTTCCAGCCATTGCCCTCCCATTTGTTGAAAAGCCAGTCTGCGTCGGAGTCGGGAAGGCCGGTTTTGGCACAGACAAGTTTCAGTTCTTCAAGGGAGGGATGGCCATTGCTAACCCTTTGCCCTTCCTTTTCCTTTTCCTTTTCCTTTTCCTGTAGGTTTCCCTTACCCTTCATAGAAGGGTATGCTAACCCTTTGACTTCCCAAATGAATGGGTCTATTTCTAAGTTATGACGGGAAAGGGAAGAAAAAACAGCAAGGTGGGGCTTGCACTCTCTACTGAGAGAACCGTACTGAAACCTTATGAAGCTTCGGATCAGGATTTTACCTTCCTCCAATGCGTGCAGCCGACTCTCAAGTTCGGCCAAGTGCTGTTCCTTTACCGGGCTTCCAATCTTGGCGCTGGCGATCTTAAGACTGAACTGGACAATTCCAGCACCATCGCAGTGATCGCATAGAAAGAGCCAGAGAAGTTTTGCGGTTGGAGAGAGTTCCCAGAACCACGGGTCGTCCCATTTTTGGGTGTCGGTGAAGCGTTTCAGAAAGTCCCATCACTGCCGAGTCCAACACCCACCCACCACGCGCCCATGAACGACGAATCGAAGATGGATGACAGATAGGTGCTGGACTCGATTGTGAATAGGCGTCGATTCATGGCGCACCCCAAGAGTGCCAAAGCCAACTACCGGAAGGCAACTAAATTCTACTTCCCGTTCTGCTTTCTTTCCCTGTCCCTGCGCTTGTGCTTTTTACAGTAGTAGCTCCCATTAGTGGGTTTTCCACAGCGCGGGCATTTCCCTTTTTCCGACTGCTTGTTCCACCATCGCATCTGGCGCGAAACTTTCTTCACCCGCATGGGAGGGGAGTGTATAGGACAAGTGGAATTTGTAAAGAGTTTCTATTTCCACTTGACGTGGCGTGGATAGCCGTGGTTGAATCCAGTGATGAAAATGAAGCAACTCCAAGTTCTTAAGGATCAGCACAAACGCTATGTAGGAATGATTGGCGACCCCAAGGTGGACGAGCCGGACGCGGCCTGCCACATTGTTCATGCGCTGGTGCGCGGCGAAAACCCACCACTTCAAACCGTGGCTGCCATTAGCAATAAAGCCCGTGAGGCGGTAGCGAACTGCCGGTATAGCAGTGAGCGCACATTAAAGTTGTCGGATGTATTTCAGGTGCCAGCCAGCTACCGAAAAGCTGAAAGAGAATTTCAAGCAGCCAAGGAGAAGTCCGTAAAGGCATCAGTGAAATACCAGAAGGAAGCAGAGTTGTTGTTGCGTAAGGCAGAACTGAATGACGGCCTAGACCCCGAAGAAGTCTCAGTGGAGCTTCGTCTGCTTGCCATACGGCACGGAATTGATGCGTAAAGTGGATTGACAGGCTCTCCCATTTGCGCTTGAATGCTTCTGCGTAGTCCAGTTGCCCGTTCGTTTGGATACAGCGGGCTAGAGTAGGGGCCGCTCACAGGTTTAGGGGATTCCGGTGGGCGGCCCTTTTCTTATGAAGATTGATTTAACAGGCACGAGCATAATGCAGAACTATACGTCCAAGGCTGTCTGCTGCGTGTGTGGTGAAAACAAATCCAGCACCCACCACGATCCTGAAATGAAGGAGCTTGGTGGATTGGTGTGCCGTGAGTGCCTTTTACCCCTGATTATCGCTGACAGGATTTTGAATCGCGTGATACCGGGATTCCAAAGACCCTAAGCTTGCAGGGCGACATGGGCACAACACCCCATCTTGCGTTTGTATGGATGAGGAGGATAGTAAACGAATGGGTAATGAGAGGCATGGCGGACATGATGAGCAACTAGCTCAATCCGTGTCACGGCTGGCCTACGAAATAGCCCATTTGAACAAACACTGGAAAGAATTTATGAATGCTTTAGACACGATCACGCAGGCCGTCACGGCCAACACCGCCGCCAGCACAGCCCTCACAGAGTCCGTAAACCTCGCCATTACCAAATTGGGCACGCCAGCCAACGAAGCGGAGATTATCGCGCTGGCGGGCGTTGTGGACGCAAATACGGCCAATGCTGCTGCTCTCAAGACTGCCCTGGATGCGGCGCTGAATCCTCCCCAACCCTAAGGCTTGCATTTTAGCCAGCGGAAGTGAACATGGGGCGTGGCAAAGAAGCTGGTGCCAAATCCTGAGTACGAGAACGCCAGATACAGGGTGGACTATATCTGGTTTGGAGAGCCGCCCAAAATCACATTGCCGGATATTCGCACAAACAATCCGCGCTATCTGGTTGATGGATCGGTGGCCGATCAGATACCAAGCCACATTGAGGTGGATGAATGAATTTTCCCTGCCCCGGTCGCTCGGATTGCGCCCCCGCAGCAGCGGAGAGCATAGTCAGCCGAAATTTCACGGCGGAACTGCCAGACCGGCTCACGTTCTTTAGCATTTTTTATCCTCCCCTTGGTTTTCCCGGTTTCCCTCCCGGTGGTGGAGATGGCTCAAGCCCTCCTTCATTCTGTGAATCAGACACTCAGGAAGCTGCTGATTTATGCGCCACCAGACCCCAGCCGATCCCATTTGGGGAAGGTTATCCACCCCCCATTGGAAACAACGCGCAGACCTGTGATGGGAATACAGTACCAGCCGACACGTTTTTCGCCATGACGCAGGAGCTTGCGGATGCGATTGCGTTCGCCGTGGCGTGTGATCCTGAAATCATCCTGTTCAACAACACCTCCCAGACCTGTACTCAGGACTGTGCCGGGGAAACACTGACTTACACCGTTCCTCCTGATGTGTTTGTAGGATTAGATCAGGCGAGTGCTGATTTGACGGCATTTCTGTTTGCGTGCGCCGTCCTAAGTCTGTCCTGTCAGGAAGGAAAGGAGCTCCCACCTCCTCCTACTGCACCCAATACCAAACAGTCCTGCTCCGTAGCTTGTACAGGAGGAACTTTTACTTATACCGTTTCCTATAACACATATAGGGCGGAAAATCAGTCAGCGGCCAATGCCGTAGCTTCCACAGCGGCGTGTAATTTAGCTTCTACGTTTCTGACATGTATTACACCCATAGACGATGAGACGTGTGTGGATGATTTTTACGGTCAGGTAGTGGCTGTCACGGGGCTGTTTTCAGGCAATGTAACCAGCTTGGTGGTATCATCGGGTTCATTGCCTCCGGGAGTAATACTTTCTGGTAATTCACTTATAGGAGTTCCAACTGTAGCTGGAGAATACAACTTCACCCTAAGAGCTACGTTCAACGGAGGACATACAGCCACAACGACTGGGGTAATCACCGTGGGTGATGTCATAGGAACACTGGCGAATGGAACTGACAACGCCCCCTACGTTGGGGTTGTGACGGCACCGGGATTTACCAATCCTATATTCTCCATTGTGGGGGGATTATTACCCAGCGGTCTGGCCCTCAATCCTAACACGGGAGTCATCAGTGGCACACCGGACACTCCGGGAGTTTACGACTTTGTGGTGGAGGCGAGCGAATGACATGCGCAAAGCCATTCTCGATTACGATTGATCCAGACGTGGTATGCCCGGACTGGCCCACCCTGTTATGGGACGCGGCCATTATCATCGGCACCAGTCCTCCTGATGCGGAGGGTGCATTCACTCCCAACGCTGCGCCGGGGGACAGCTACCAAGCCACGGCAAGCTGTGTGGATTTCTTCACTGGGGGACTGTTGCTGGTACAAGCATCCGTAGAGGGGAATATCACCTACAACGGAGGAGGTTGTAACTGTCAGGTGACGGTCAATTTTACCGGAGTAGGCGATCCCACGGAAGCCACCTGCTCCATTAGAATCCAGCAGAATGGCGTGGACGTGCTGGCCATACAGTCATTTGATTCCAGCACCAGTGGAAACTACACGTTCCCGTTCTCCCTTGTGGACACCTTGGGAAACCCGGAGACGGTCAACGTGCGAATCGTATGGGAGTCGGACAATCTGGCGGGCGGGCCGTCTTCCGTGGACATGGCCGGAACGCTTTCCAACGTGCCCTGATTATTCCACTTGACACGGTGCGCAAAAACCCCATGATGCGCGCATGAAGCAATGGTGGGTAGCTCAAATCGCTCTGTTCCTGCTTGGTGTCACAATCGCCCTGTGCTTCGCCTACAAAGCCAAGCTGGAGAAGGCCAACCAATACATCGAACACCTTGAGAAAGGAAGAAAGTGACACCAGAAGCACAACGAATTGCGATTGCGGAGGAAATGCCAAAACATTTAATCCACGTGAAAGCACACGTGCTGGAGTGGATGTCTCCATACGGCTGGATTATTTTTGACCCATTGCGTGACCTGAACGCGATGCACGAGGCGGAGAAGACACTTACACGCGAGCAGCAAGACGAATACGTTGACCGCCATCTTTACCCGATGCTTCCGTGCGACGAGAACCACGGGCCATGCGATTTGGCTGACGGCGAGGACATTCTCATAGCGAGCAGCTTTCAGATTGCCCACGCCACCGCCGCACAACGCGCCGAAGCCTTCCTGCGCACGATTGGGAAGTGGGTGGAGAAGTGAACATACGCCTTCACAAATCCAATCGTGGTGCCGTCATCACTTCAATGGTTGGCATCATCGTGGCGATAATCCTGTTTCTATTGGCCATGTTTTTAATCATCTACCTGCTTCTGGCCCTGCTCAGTTTGCCAATACGGGCACTCCCAAGAGAAGCGGACGAGTTTTACGCGCCATATATCTTCGAGCCTGCCACTAACAACACTAAATGGTCGCAGCCACAAACCCCCGAAGGAATGCAGTACCGATCTGTGCCACTATTCACCAGCACCAATATGATAAATTGGGAAACAGTATGGTGTCAGGTGGACAGCAATGGTGGAATCCATGCCCCTGACGGGGCCGTGCTCCAGTTGCGTGGAAGCTGGGATGATGAAGCGCAGGCATGGGTGGAGATGGAGCCGAAGCTGGTCGTGCCGGGGAGAAGTGAGATGAGGGTGTTTAGGTTGGTGAAGTAACGAAAAGGTCAGCGCATGAGCCGCCATAGCCCAAAAGAGATCGAACGGTGCAAGCGCGTCGCCAGCAAGATGAACGTCGAAACTGGTGAGGCTAAGGCTCATTCGCTGCACCGTCTTGTTATGCCGCTGGCTCAACGTCAGCAACTCGCGCTCGACCACATAAAGCGTCTCAAAAAAGACTATCCGCACTATGAAGTAATCGCGGTCTGCCTCGAATGCGCAAAAGTGAATCTTGATCCACACAGGGCCGGTGCTCGTCCTGTGCTCGGTAAATGGCCACCGGTGAAAGTGCCGGCGGACTGGGAATGTGAATCGTGTCAAAGCAAACAACTCGTAGCAGCATGAAACAAAAACTCGATGAAGTCCGCACGCTCGCAATCAAACTTTTCGAGGCCGGCGAAGCGGAAAAACGCAAACAGCCGAAACACATCTGGGAAGGTCAGACGCGCACATGGCGCGACCTTCCAAGTGAATCGGTGGCCGTGTGGGACGCGATAGCAATTTGCGCCTACGGGCAACTCAAGCGGCATAACGACCAAGCTCACCCCACTGCCGCGAGAGCGCCCGTGGACGGCACTGAAAATCTATGAGTGAAATCAAAAGCATCGAATCGGAAACGCCAGCGGCAGTTGCGGGTGCAGCGCCTTGTTCGGCACATTGGACACACGAACTCTATCAAAGCGGAACTCAGGTAGTAAAACGCTCTGGAAGCTTCGAGGGTGCTCACTACCACATCGGCCACCTCGCGACTGACACTGAGGGCGACGCCGGGCGGCATGACGTGGGCGGTGAACTGTGCGTGTGGCTGAACGGTGGCGAAGAGCCGTGGTGGATGGACATGCTGAATCGCACATCGCCCGATACGGTGAGAACGCCTCATGGCTGCGACATTCGAGCCACTGGCCCGATGATAGATGTAGCAACCGTTGGTTGGGGATGTTGGAAGGAAGATGACTCCGCCGAGGCGCAAATCGAGCGAGGACTAATGACCGACGCACTGATGAAGCGCGACCGACGGATTGTGCCGAACAGTGATTAACAGACTGGAGTTCGCATAGCACGATATGCTGCTTGATTTCTAGCGCCAACAAGCGTGAATAGGGGGCAGTGAAGGTCACTGTCAACGATGTACTGCAAAGCAGGATTCCGCATTCAATCGGAAAGTGCGCCACCGACCTTCCTGAAATTTGCAGCTATCTGAACGAGGCAATCAGCCGACTGCTCATCGCCGCTCCCGATACGGGTTGGTGGAAAACTTGGGAAAAAGTAGTCTTCAACGTCGATAGAACCACTCCTTACCTGACACTTCCGGCCAAGTACGCCCGTGCTGCCGGAATTGATATTTGCAGAACCCCAGTTGGGGTGAACAATGAGTGGTACGAGTTCATGGAGTACGGTGTGGGCCTTCAAACCATCTGCACTTCCAAATCTCCTTGTGCCGTGATGGATGCGTTTGATCGGGGTTCAGTTGCCACGGCTTACGATCTTACCCCGACCAACCAACTCATCCGAGTTTATCTAACGGACATAAGGGACGTGGGCCGGAAAATTCTTTTTACTGGTGCCATCGACCAGAACGGAAACGGGATTTACGAGCAAAATGGACTAACAAGTTTGAATGGGTTCATGCTTACTCTCACCACCCCATTTGTCACCAGCGGATTCATCGTGACAGCATTCAGTTCTGTAACGAAAGACCCGACCTATGGAGACGTGGTGGTAAAACAGGTGGATGCTACTACAGGAGTGGAAGTATTGCTTGCTCGCTATACCCCTGACGAAATAACCCCCCAGTACCGGCGCTATTTGATTAGTGGAATGCCGTGCAATTGTTGTCCTGTTACCGGAACCAACACCGTTCAAGTGACAGCGATGTGCAAGCTGGACTTCAAGCCCGTGAAAAGACCCACGGATGTTTTGCTGATTGGCAACCTAGCGGCGTTGAAGGAGGAGATGCAGAGCATCAAGTTTTCGGAACAGGATTCTTCCAAGGCCATGCAGTTCTCACTTCTCAAACACCAGCAGGCCGTCAAGCTCTTAAATCTGGAGCTTGCGAGCTATACTGGCCCAACGGATGTAGCTGTGAACGTGAGCATATTTGGCAGCGCGCGTTTGGAGCATCAGGGAATAGGGACGATGGTTTGATATGACACTTGCTGAACTCGCATTTATGCAGAGCACCAATCCGGCGATGTTTGCCGGTGTGTTGCGAAATAACCAGCGCGCTGGGGCCAATGCTGATTCTCCCTATCGGGACAACAATGGAAACCCCATCAGCAAGGAGCAGTTTGACCGCCTGCCAACATCGCGCCGGTACATGGTGGGTGATTTGCAGAGGTATCAGGCGGAGCAACGGGGATTGCAAGGTGTTGGTACTATGAACGCGCCTCCGACAGACGGAGTTACACGTCCAGTTTACGATCCAAGGATTGACCAGCGCATTGTTGCCGGTGGCCCCAACGATCCGAATATGGTGAGGGGTGCATTTCAGGGTGGTGGGGTAGGGCCGTTGACGCAGGTGTCAGCCACACCTGCCAGCGCCCAAACCTATGCTCCAACTGTAAAACCTCCGCCTATTCCAAATATGTTTGGGAGCACCCAGCAAAATGAACTTCCGTACTGGATGCGTCCCAAGGGAGGAATGGCTTAATTTATGGCAACTCAAGTTTACACAGGCGGGGCACCAGCCGCACGGGCGGGAATCGACTGGATACTCAATCCCAACATCGACTTTACCGAAACCGACACCAACGCAGCCGAGCAGGCGGTAGGTGGGGGTTTCAGTGGTTCTCAGTTCGGGGCCATCAACAATTTGCGCCTTCGAGATTCCGAGCGGATGAACCGCATTGAGCTTGGCAACCAGTTGCTCAATCCCTTTCTGGAACGGGAACAACAGGCGTCACTATTTCAACAGGGGGAAGCAGGCCAGACCAGCCGCCTTCAGATGACCATCAATGCTCAGGCCGCACAGCAAGCCCTTGAGCAATCAGGGTTGGATCGCAGGCTTGGGCAAACCACAGCAGCACAAATGCAACTGGCGCTCTTGAACGGGGACATTGCTACGCAGCAGCAATTGCTCACGGAAGCCGGGGCAGACAGAAGGCAGGCTGCCGATATTGCCGCCGATTTGAACCGCACCCGGATTACCGCGCAGAACCAGTTGCTCTCCACACTGATTGGGGCAGGAGGGGGTGGAACTTCAACAGGAAGAACTCCCGTAGCACCTCCAGGTACGAACAACGTAGCTACAGGCCAGCCGGGGTGGGCCTCCAGTGTGGCGGGAGTAAGTGCTCCAGGATCATCCGGACAAAATGTATTTGGATCACCCGTGGCGTATAACCCGGCAGCGCGGAATGTGAGGAGTGGAACCAGCGGGGGTGCAAACCAGTACACAACCTATATCAATCAAATTTTGAGCAGCTACGGGCTTCAATAATATGCCCATCGTTTATCCAGAAGAAATTCAGGACGCTCCAGCGATTCCGTTGCGTGATCCTGAACTCCAGCCTTACTACGGCCCTCAACCGGGAGAGCTTGAGGCATCTGGTTATATCGCCCCGTTCGTGGATGAGTTTGGGCAGGCTCAATCAACTGCTTACGATTCAAGACAGGCCGACATTGAAGCCCAAACGATGGCGAGGAGATTCAAGGGGGCACAACTTTATCAGAGCCTTGTAAGCGGAGGCGCCACACCCCCAGAAGCATTTCGGCTGGCTGCTCCTGACTTGTTGTTCAATGATGTAAGTGCCCAGATAAAGGCAATCCCAAAGATGGGCAGCCAGCCCTTCAATCCCACGTTTACGGACGTGGAGGGGGGCAGGCTTTTAAGACGTGGCCCAAACTCAGTGCAGTTCATCCGCAATCCAACACCTCCAGCCGATCAAGCTGAGAAGGAATTGTCCCGCCGAAGAACGCGGTTGGACGAGGGCCAACTGGCTATTGCCAGACAGGATTTGCAACGGGCCAAAGCCATACGGGACAAGCTGGAAAAGTCCGATCCGGGAAGGATGCAGGCCGCACAGGAAGTGGCCAGACTGGAATCTGCTTTAGGGGAACTGCAAACTGGCTACACAAACATTCCGCAATCAACCGCCGTGTCCATTCCTTCAGCACTTGAACCACAGACTGTAGTGGAAAGAACTCCTGAAGGTATTTCCATGCGGAGAGAAACACCCCAAAGGCCCGCTGAAACAGCCACGGATGAGAAGGTAGTTGTGACGAAGGGTGGAAAAAGATTCCGTTTGCCAAAGAGCCAGCTTGAACAAGCCCGGAAAGAGGGATACAAACTGGCTCAGTAGATGCCACTCGATTTAGAGGAATTGTCCGATCTTGATCTGGAGCCGATTGAGGAAGAATCGGAAACTCCTCGTCTGGCGCAAAAGCAGGAACTTCCAGATACCAAACCAGCAGTCACAATCGAGCAGACTACCTTTCGGCCACGCACGGCTTCATTGGAGGATACTCGTCCAGCATTCGATTTCGATGAACCTCTGGTCGCTCCCGAAGCTGTCCGGGCCGCAATGGAACTTGGGCAGGGAGGGATTTCGCGGGCCATCCCACTGCTTCCTGAGGGAATGCGGGAGACAGCGCAGGGCTTCAAGGAGGGAATTGAGGAGCAGGTGATTGGGCTTACCACGCCAAAATCAGTGGCGATGACCCCGATATTTGCAATTCCCTATGTTGGGCAGGGATTGGCCCTTGGAATGGGCGCTAAAGCCATAGGCGCTGGAGCAGGAACGGCCACAGGGGCGATTGAATCGGGAAACAGGAGAGAGTTAGGGACTGGACTGAGCGAAGTCACTGGCGGGGCGGCAATGGTGGCTGCTCCACTGTTACACGGCAGGGCAAAGGTCATTGATATTCCACCCGAAGTCCGAGCCACACTTCCCAAAGCATCCGCAGCAGTCGAACAAACAACCAAAGGAGCAGAAAGTGCCAAAACAATACGAAGCGATACGGGACAAGTGCGTGAAGAAGGGCGGCAAGCTGAAGTCGTGCAAGACAAAGGCGGCGAAAATCTACAACAGCCTGCACCCGAACAACCCAAACCCGTGGGCGCACGAGGCGGCGAAGAAGCCCAAGTATTACTGAAGCAGGAACTTGCTGCTCCAGATGCGCAAGCTGCGCTCACAAAGCCTGTTGAGCAATTGCGTGTTGAATTAGAATCTAAAAACGCTGAGGCTGACGCACTTCCAAAACCAGCCGCCGATGCGCCTATAGCTGACAAAATGGCGTACCTTACGGCCAAGAACAAACTCAAGGGAGAGGCCAGTTTTCTGAGGGAGGCTTTAGAATTGAAAAAGCAGGAGCGGGTCAAGCCATCTCAAAATGTTATCACGAAGGAAGCACAGCCTGAGCGAGTAGTGGTGCAACCTCCAGAAGATGTTGGTGGAGGAGAAATGACTCCGGGTTACGTTACGATCCAATCTAAAGGCAACGCACAATCTGGGCCACCCGAAGCATGGAAATCAGCAGGACACGATTTGCCTGAGTTTTCAAAGCTTCCCAAAGGAACTTATGGAATCAAAGAAGCAAGAGAGCTTGCCCAAAAAGCCCAAGCCCCTGAACTGGCAGCTGAAGGAGTGGGAGGAGTTCCTGAAAAGCTACCCGCCGCAGAAGCAGCTACTAAAACTGAACCAGTTAGTAGTGAATTAGTAGTTGAGTCTGCACCCGAACGCACTGCTATAGCGCCGGAAACAATCAAAGCCGCTGCGGCCCGCAGTGAGGATGGAACGATTTACACCGGAAAATGGCACCCTGCTGCGTATGAAGAACTGATGCGAGCCAAGGGTCTGACCAAAGATCAGGTCATTGGCCAAATACAAAGCGGTCAGTTAGCTGATGGTTTTATTACGTCTAAAGGAAGATTTGTATCGCGCGAAGAGGCCGCTGTAATAGCGAAGGAACGCAACCAGTTCCGCCCTGACAAGGAAGGCGATATAGCATTTGCTGGGGGACTCAAGGGAATGGAAGCGGGGCCGGGAGTGGTAGCACCAAAGCCTGAACTCGCAGAAACGCAAGGTGCCATTGCCACATCCGGGGCACCCATGATGCCAGCTACACCCGCTGGCGTTCCTGCGAAGCCAGTCAAGCCCATTTCGGAAGTGATACGGGATTTGGCAAAGGGGTTGGACATGCCCATCCGCTTTGGTCGGCTTACCACCAGCAAGTACGCAGGCTACTTCAAAAAGAACCCCAATCTCATAGGGGCCAAGTTTGCCAATGACATGCCAATTGTAGCGCATGAAACCGGGCACAAGCTGGATTCCATTTATCCTTTTACGAAAGACCCGGCCTTGCGGGCTGAATTGGATGCGCTGGGCGATCCTGCGATAGCAGGTTCCAGATCATCGTGGACGCCATCCAAATCCGGCGTTTACAAGCGCGGGGAGGGTTTTGCTGAATTCGTACGCCATTGGCTGACAGACCCCGCTGAAGCCAAACGTCTAGCGCCTGACACGTTTACCAAGTATGAGCAAATGCTGGATGCCAGCGAAGACCTTGGGAATGTGATGCGGCAGGCACAATCCGATATTCAGCTTTGGCGCAACGCCCCACAGGAAGCGCGGCTGGATTCATTTATTTCCAGAAGCGATCCGAATGGAGCACGTTATCGGCTTCCCAACCTGATGCGTGACGTGGTGGATGATTTACACTTCCTGCGCATGGCGGTGGACGATGCGAAAGTTTCAGGGCCACTGCCACCCAGCCAGAATCCATACCAGCTTGCCCGCGCTTTACGGGGAAGCTACGGCATGGCGGACAGTTTCGTGCGTAATGGCGTGGCCGACTTCAAGACCCGTGAAGTAACGCCGGGAACCGGCCTTCAGGACGCTTTGAAACCCGTGTCGGGCAGGATTGATGAGTTTCGCAGGTGGATAGTGGCTAAACGCGCCCAGGAGCTTGCAGCCAACGGTAAGGAGACGGGCCTTAACCCCAACGACGTGGATTTTGTGGCTCAAAAGTATGATACTGACCCCGCTTTTCAGGAAGCCTTCACCAAGGTCAAGACATGGAATGATGCCCTGCTCAAGTATGCTGGTGATTCCGGGCTTATTGCTCCTGAGTCCCTGAAGGCCATGCGGGACATGAATCAGGACTACGTTCCGTTTCATCGGGTATTCGAGGTGGGGGCTGGAGAATCAGCGGCCCAATCAGGTGGTGCCGGACGAGGATTGAATGTGGGAAAGCCCGGCAGCCTGAAGCGTTTATCAGGCTCGCAACGGGACATTGTTGACCCATTGGAAACGATGGTCAAAAACGCCTACACGTTGATTACTGCCGCTGAGAAAAACGCCATCAATACCGCCGTGGCCGATCTGGCACCCAAAACCGACATGGGCCGCTGGGTGGAAAAGGTGGCTGCTCCAAAGGAGATGGTGAAGGTTGAACTGGAGCGCATTAAAAAACAACTGGAGGATGCCGGGGCAGACCTGACGGGGGTTCCAGACGATCTGGTAATGGGGTTTTTCAAGCCTTCTGGCCGTGCTCCATTCGGCGAAAACATCATCAAAGTAAATCGCGCCGGGAAACAGGAATTCTACCGGCTGGACAAGGATTTGTTCGACACCTTTCATGCGCTGGACATGGAATCGAGCAGCCGATTGCTCAAGCTATTGTCGGCTCCCGCCCAATTGTTGCGCGCAGGCGTGACGCTGACTCCTGATTTTGCGCTGTCCAATGCGATGAGGGACACGGTAAGCGCGGCGGTGGTGTCCAAGTACGGCACATACCCATTCGTAAACACCGTGAAGGGAATGGCGGCGCTTTTGAACAATCCCAAGCTGGTGTCGGAATGGGCGGCTTCAGGTGGAAAACAGTCGGTGGAGGCAAATTATTTTGACCGGGCAAAGGTGCAGAAGTTTTTGTCAGAACGGATTACCAAAGACCTGACACCAGCGGAGCGGGCCACCATTCTGGCAAAGAGTCCATTGACCGCATTGCGAATGTTCACCGGAACACTGGAGGAGGCGACCCGTATTGGTGAGTATCAGAACGCGCTAAAAAAGCTGACCGATGAGGGAATGCCAATTGGAGACGCCCGAAGACAGGCGGCATTTGAAGCCCGTGATTTGCAGGACTTTGCCAAGGGTGGCGCGCAGACCAAAATAGTCCGCAGTCTGGCGGCATTTTGGAATGCTGGATTGCAGGGAAATGTGCGTTTGGCGCAAGCCTTCCGGCAGCGCCCATTTCAAACGACGTTGAAGGGTTTGGCATTTATTACGCTCCCCAAACTTCTGGAGCAGGCGGTGAACTGGAACGACGAGGATTATTGGGATCGCCCGCAGTGGGAGAGGGACTTATTTTTTATGATTCCCCGTGGAAAGGATGCGAATGGGCATACCAGATTCCTGCGCATCCCAACCCCGTTTGAGGTGGGTGTTATTTTTGGAACAGTGCCGGGTAGAATTTTGCAAACCGTACGGGAGAAAGACCCAAAGGCTTTGGAATCCCTACCTCGCGTGATGCTTCAGCAAACGATCCCCAACCCAACGCCACAATCAGTCCTGACTTTGCTGGAGGTGAATGCCGGAAAGGGGGGTTACTCATTCTTCAGGGGCAGGCCAATTGTGCCGGAAGCCATGAAAAATGCGCCGCCAGAAATGCAGTTCACATCACAGAACAGCCTGACCGCAAAGAAGGTGGGTAAGTTGCTCAATCTGTCACCAGCCAAGGTGGATTACGCGATTGGAGGATTGACAGGCGGGGTTGGAAGGCAACTGACTCATCAAGTGTCGGATCGCGCAATATCGGCCATGACGGGTGATGAACGCACGGCCCAAAGCACGATGCCGGGAGCAAGGTTTGTGGCGACCCCGGCAGGAACCCAAAGCGATGCTGTGGAAAAGTTCTATCAGGCGTTGGAGGAGGCGGTAGCGGACAGGGAGAGAGTGAAGGCCGGAGAAGCATCCAGGGGACAGGCCAGGTTTGCACGGCGGCTGGAGGCTGTGGCGGACAAGTTATCTGAATTGCGCAAGAAGGCGAAGTTGGAGAAAGACGAAAAGCAAAGACAGTCCATCAATCTGGAGATTTCAGCCAGAGCCAGGGACGCGTTGAAACAAATCAAGTAACCATGCCACTAAAATCCAGAAACGACTTCCCCCCCAACGGTTTTACTTTCTACCAAGCCGAGACAGGCTGGACTTCCCCACCCTATATTGGCTTTTCCCCCACCGTGGATGAAATCATAAAACACCGTCAGTCCAACCCAAGATTCAAGCTGTCCACAAACAGGGGTGAAGTGGAGGTGGAGTTGGAGAACTACACCATTGCGAGATTGAAATCCCAGTACGGCGACAAGGCCGACCAATGGATAACGGGCAATGCCCCGCCAACGGTTTTTACACCGCCCCTCCCGCGTCGCCGCGTGGTGGGGGCAGTGGGTGCTGTGGCAATCGTGCATAAGGCAGTGGCGGGGGTTGGACTTGTCCTTGATTTCCTTGGCCCCAAGCTCAAACCCGTTGATCGTCCATTGGCGGAAAAACGAGGTTCCATTTGTGCCGTATGTCCCCTAAACCAGCCCGGTACAGCTTTGGAGCAGGCCGGGGGAAAAGCCCTTCACTTATTGCTCGAATACAAGGCCGATCAAAAGATGGAGACGATTTGGGATGACCGGCTGCTCTGGTGCCATGCTTGCGGGTGTTCGCTCAAATTAAAGGTGCATGTGGGGCTGGACTACATCCTGAGCAGGCTCAAACCGGAGGAAGCAGCGGCGCTTGATCCAAAATGCTGGATTAGGAACCACGATTCCACTTGACCCATATTGCTGTCCTTGGTTAGGTGTAGTGCATGGTTAATGACAAGCCTTGTTCCGTATTCTTTGTGATAGACGTGGAATCTGTCGGTCTGCACGGCGAGGGCTTTGCCGTCGCGGGCGGCGTCTATCTCACCAACGGCTCTGCTCTGTGGGAGTTCCGACTGGCGTGTCCGATAGATGAGTGTGCTGGTGACGAAGATGACCGCAAATGGGTGAAAGACAACATCCCGGCCATCGATGAAACCCACCGCTCACCAAAAGCCATGCGCGACGAGTTCTGGAAACAGTGGATGCGGGCGAAGAAGAACGGCGCAGTAATGGCTGCTGACTGCCAATGGCCGGTCGAAGCCGGATTCGTGAAAGCCTGCATTGCCGATGACCCTGCGCGTAAATGGGAAGGCCCGTATCCTCTCCATGAAATCGCAAGCTACCTCGCCGCCGCTGGACTAGACCCAATGGCAAAATACCCGCGCATTCCGAGCGAGATGCCAATGCACGACCCACTCGCTGACGCGAGGCAATCGGCTCGACTACTATCCGATGCGCTCGCGAGAATGGGGAACGACAAGCTGAGGCACGGCGGCGAAATTATCAAATGCTCGTAGTAACACCTTGCCATGTCGGGGACATAGACGCCCTAAGACAACTGCTTCTTTGGATTCAGAAGCTTGGTGCTTGTAAAGCCCACCAACTGCTTCTTGTGGCGGATGCTGGAACCCCCATAGACAAGGTGGTGGAGGTAATGGAACTGGCAGGGCAAGTCTTTGGGGAGGTGAGGCTTGTCACCAATCCTACTTCGGTCATTGGGTGGCCGGACGGCTGTTATTCCCTTTTCAACACAGCCACGAAATACATTTCAGAGCACTGGCCCCAGCCCTTCCTGATTCTGGAACCAGATGCGATCCCCCTTAAACCCGGCTGGCTGGATCAAATCGAGCAAGCCTACCAGAAATCAGGAACCCCCTTCATGGGATGTATTTACGACGCACCGGGATTCGGTTCCCACGGAAAGTGCATGAGCGGGATAGCAGTGTATCCCCCAAATGCCGTCACACTCCTTCCTCCATGCCCATTGCCAGTTCCGTGGGACATGTACGGGGCGGACGTAATGACGGGGAATGGTTCCCACACACCCCTCATCAAACACTTCTTTGGGCAGCACAAACTTCCCCCGACATTTGTGCATGAGAAAAGCGAGTTAGCGCCCATAAATGCTTTCACGCTGGACTGGCTTGGGAGTGAGTGTGTGCTGTTCCATCGCGACAAGACCCACTCATTGATTCCACTGCTGGCCAGGAAGCTGGGTATTGAATGGCAGCACGCGATTAAGCATGAGCCGGTGCCAGCCAGCGAAAGGCTCGTGCTGGTTTTAGGGTTTTGCTGGAATGACCAGTATCTCGCCTTGAAAAATCTTTACTGGATGATTCAACTGGGTGGCCGGGTTGATGGCACGATTGTTTTACAAACTGATATGTCTGTGTCGAAGGAGATTTTCAATACCATTGTGAAGGTGGCGGGCGAAGCGTTTACCCATGTAGTTCCCAAGCGCCTACCCACTACTACAGTTGGCTGGCCACAGGGTTCCAATATGCTTTGGCAATCTGCTGGGAGGTTCATGGCTTCTTTACAGAAGCCGTGGATTTGGAGCGAGCCGGATGCGGTGTTTGTGAAAGAGGGTTGGCTGGAACTATTATCGGATGAATATCTAAGGGCGGACAAACCTTTCATGGGCCACGTTGTCGGCGGGATGGGGCACATGAATGGGGTTGGTGTTTACCCCGCCGATGTTGGGCGGTTTGCGCCACATGCAATGACCTGCACCAACGCGGCATTTGACATGGTTTTGCACCCAGCCATCGCACCACATGTCCACAAGGCCAATCATTTGATTCGGCACTGTCGGGCAGCCGTTAATGGGTGTTGTTTGGATCAGCACGGCCAGCCGCCCGTTTTCAGGAGCGCCGCCGATTTAAGCATGGTGGGAGCCGATACTGTGCTGTTCCACCCAAGCAAAGATGGCTCCTTGATTGATCGGTTAAACGAAAAATTATGAATGCGGAAATTTTGATTGTTACTTTCAAACGGGACTTCAGGTATTTGAAGTTTTGCCTCGAATCAATCCGGCGTTTCGCGACGGGCTTCAGCGGCATAACGCTGGTCGTGCCTGATTATGATGCAGCACAGGCCGTGTTGGAATTTTCGGGTGTCACCATCAAAAGCGGCGCGGAATGGCCGGATAATCCGATGCTCTGGCATGAGTGGGTGATTATGAATGCTGACCAATGGTGCCCCAAGGCTGACTATGTTGTGCATCTGGATGCGGACTGCCTGGTGCGCGCTCCGGTGAGTCCAGATACATACATTCGTGATGGAAAGCCATATCTGCGTCACGAACCGTTTGCGGATGTGGCAACGCGTGAGCCGGGAGTGATGGAGTGGGAGCGGGTAACAAGGCTGTGCCTTCCCTTTGAGAACCTGCAAGAGACGATGAGGGCCATGCCGCTGGTGTATCATCGAAGCACTTACCCGCTAACACGCAAGGTGATGACGCAGAAAACAAAGCGTGATGCCGGGGAATACATCCGCTCCTGCAAGGGAATATACCCACAAGGCTTCTGTGAATTTGTGACGCTGGGAAATGTGGCCATGAATCTGGAGCGTGAAAAATACGAATGCGTGTTGCAGCTTGGGGACAAGGCCAGTCCGCCGACGAACATCATCCAATTTTGGGGGCATGGCGATCCAGCCTTGGAGCAGACGATTTGGATGGATGGAATCAGCCAGATGGTTGTGCCGCAGAACGTCATAAATCAGGTTTTGGAACACAAGTCGCCTGCACTTACCGGCAAACGTCCATGCCCGGAAAATATCAAGGTAATCGCCCATCGTGAACAGTTGGGCACTTGGCTTAACGAGCAGGGGATGCTGGGGGCTGGTGCGGAGATTGGCGTCATGCACGGCGGCTATTCTGAATCCGTTCTGAAAATCTGGAATGGCGAAAAATATTACATGGTGGACTTGTGGGGGAGACAAGACCCGCAGGTGTATCGGGAGCGCACGGATGACATTGATTACGAAGGCAAGTATCGCGATTGTGTTGCCATAGCGGAACGCTTTCCCATTGTGCAAATCATCAGGGATTACTCTGTGGCGGCGGCAGGGCAGGTGCCGGACGGCTCCCTCGATTGGGTGTTCATCGACGCCAACCATTCCTATCGAACTGTCTTAGAAGACATGGATGCGTGGTTTCCAAAACTTAAACCGGGCGGCGTGTTTGCAGGACACGACTACGGTGACGATACGAACTACCCGCACTGGTGCGAGGTTAAATCAGCGGTGGATCGATGGATGGGCGAACACAACATCGCCTTTCGCGTCACGGAATGCTCAAGCTGGTGGTCGATAAAGCCGTTATGAAAATTGTAATCGTTGGCTCCAGCCGTGGCATAGGAAATCATCTCAAGAAGTATTTTCTGGATAATGGCCATGAAGTGTGGGGCATCAGCCGTTCCGCGCAGCAGCCATCGGAAAGATTTATCCCAATCATGGGAAACGCATGTGTGGAAATGGAATACAATCAGGTGCCAGCCATTGACGCCCTTATTTATTGCGCTGGCTCTCAGATGCCCATTGGAGCGGCTATGACCATTGAGCCGCACGAATGGTTGATGGGAATACGCGACAACCTGTTTGGGGCGTTCAATGTGGTTCATACGTTTTTCAGCAGGCTTCATGGGGATGGAAGGGTTGGAAAGATCGTGCTGTTCAGCGGCGGTGGGGCGACAAATGCCAGACCCAACCTGAGCGCGTATTCATGCGCCAAAACAGCCATTGTCAGGCTGGTGGAAACACTCTCAGAAGAATGGGTGGACGTGGACATTGATATTAACGCCATTGCTCCGGGGGCGGTATGTACTGACATGACCCGGCAAATACTGGATTTGGGGGTGTCAATCACGGGGGTAAAAGAAGCACAGGATGCTGTAAGGCTTGCCAAACAGGACAATACCAAAGCGCTGCAAGATATTGCTGGCTGCATTGACTGGCTGATAAGCGACAAATCAGACGGGATAACAGGCAAGTTGATTTCCGCCAAATGGGATGATTGGAAAACCAGCTCTGGAATTAAACTGATAAGGCAGCGGGAAAACATGGTCTTGAGAAGGGTTCCAGATGGCAGGCTGAAAGCGTACGTGCCAACACCTGAGGAAGAGGGCAGGATGGCGCAATGACTCCTGAAATGACCGTGGCTGTGCAGTATCAAAGTCACCTTCCCGCATTGCTGGCGTGTATTGCTGTGACGGATGGGCCAGTGCTGGAGCTTGGTGTGGGGCATTTCTCCACGCCACACTTGCACGCCCTTTGCGGGGCGATGGGGCGCTTGCTGGGTTCGTGGGAGGACAACCGTGAATGGTTTGAGGAATTCCGACTCAAATACGAATCCAAAAAACATTGGTTTCAGTGCGGATCGTACTTGGAAGCGGTAAAAGTCGGGCCGGACAACCGGGGAAGATTTGGCGTGGCGTTTATTGATAATTCTCCAGGAGGAGAAGGCCGTTCAGTGCCATTTCGGGCGCTGATTGAGATAAGTGAATTCGTTGTTGTCCACGACGCGCAGAAAGACGCGGAAAATTTTCAGGCGGTGGAGATGATGTTGGAGGGACTGCACTGGCACCTTTGCACGGGCTACTTCCCCCATACGCTTGTGGCCAGCAAAACAAGACAGATACCGGAAGTTCTTTTAGGAATGTAGTTGACGACCTAAGCGGCTTAGGAACATTATTATGAATGCCATCAGTCGATACATGTCAGCTATCGGTAAAAAAGGCGGTAGCGTCAAAAGTGAGAGAAAAGCGAATGCGTCCAGAAACAATGGCCGACTTGCTGTGCAATCCCGGACTGGCTGTGATGATAAGGAACAGATGAAAATTCATTCGTGCTCTACTTGTTATCATTGGGCTGGCCCGGAAGCGTTACTGGGGAAAGGTGTGCGCGGTCGTGTCTGCGTGCATGACGATTTGTATATGCACGCTCCAACATCCTTCCAAAAGGACGGGGCTATTGGTGTGAATTGCGATTTTTCCTGTAATCAGGATACGCCCCCGAAATACGATCATATTTTAACCGGCCCGGATTTCTGCTGTGTTCATCATGTGGAAAAAGAATCGTGAATGATATTTGTATCCAGCGCCCGCCCGATGGGAAACGATCCGCAGTATGATCGCAATCAACTTGCTGCTAAGGCATCGTGGGACAAGTGCGCTAGCAAAATAGTTTATTTCAATGATATTCAGCCCCAGCTTCGTAGTCCCAAGACGTGGTTTGTGGATGCAGAACCATACCCACGCATCCTTGATATACTGGAGTTCTGCATGTCTCAGGAGGAATGGTGTGCGATCCTGAACGCGGACATTGTGGTTGGCCCAAACTTCCCTGTTGTAGAGGCGAAACTGCGTTCCAAAAATGCCATGTGTGCCTCAAGCTGGCGTTACAACTTCGATCCTGCGATTGGCATTTCCAGTGGTGTTCACAACGACAATGGGATTGATTTCTTTGCGGCCACACCGGAGGTCTGGGGAAGGGCGTACGAGTTATGTCAGGAGGAGCTAAGGCTGGGAAGTGGGTACTGGGATGGGTGGATGCTGAGTGTGTTTGGCACGTTTTTCATGCTGGGATTCTGGAATCTCACTCCGGCTAGGGTGATTTTCCACCCCAACCATTCAGGGCGCATTCATGGCCCACATTTCGACATTACCCGAATCAAGATTTACCAGTGGCCGGTAATGCCAAGCCCAACCCTGATAACTTGATGCCTCCACTTGACGCAACCAATCTGAAATGATTTCATCCATCAATGAAAGCGATAACAAATTCAGAACTGTCAATAATTCGCAGGGCAGAGTGGGTGGTGGGATTGTTTTCAGATATGCGTGCGGCGCGTGCGGCGGTTAAGTCAGGGGCGCTGTTTCCAGGCAGTGGGCTGATAAGGTTTTATGGCCATGCAACTCACAGGCGGGTGCTCGCAATCATAGGAATGAAACCAACCAAACAAAAGAGGCCCACATCGACCAATTTCATAGCGGCAATAGAATTGTCGAAAACGTTTTGGAGGAAATGATTTACTTCCACTTCCGCCCAAGTGCGCTATAGATGGGGGCGTTGAAGATAAAAGACGCGAGCAAGGTTGAGGAGCTTTGTTGGGCCATGAGGCTCGCCGACCAGCCAAGGTCGGTTGACCGAGCCTTGATAGACACGCTTTTCAATGGATTCCCTCCCTACACCCAGCATCAGGTTCAGCAGAACAACATCGACGTAAATGTAAATTTTCTTGAACCTACCAAACTTGCACAGGACGCCCGCTCCCAGTACGAGACGGCTTACTTCACCCCAAACCAATATTTTCAAGTCCGTGTAGATCGTGGGCCTTCCCATAAGCGGGACGAGTGGAGCGAGATAATTACCACTCAATTACGGCGTGCGATGAAGGATGGCCAGTCCGCACAGGTGTATCGAAGACAGAAGTACAGTATTTTCTCCCAGCTTGTTTTACACGGTTCCGGCCCATTGGTCTGGGGAGACAGGGAGAAGTGGGCACCCACCATGCAGGCGATGGCGGATGTTCTCATACCCAGCCGGACGTTGCTGACCCTAGAAAACCTGACTCACTTCTCGATCTACCGACGTTACACCGCCGCCGATCTGGCTAGAAAGATAAACGGCCCCAACGTGGACAGGGGTTGGAAGAAGGAGATTGCCAATAGCTGCATCAGATGGGCGGTAAAGGAATCAGGACAAGCTATTCCCGGTGATGACATGACGTGGAATCAGGAACGGGTGGTGGCTGACATGAAGGCCAACAGCTTGTTTTATGCTTCTGATGCTGTCCCTACGATCAACTGTTTTGACTTCTACTACTTTGACGAGGAATCCAAAGACGCTGGATGGAAGCGAAAGATAGTGTTGGACTCCCCCAGTATAAGTGAAGCCGGAGCCACCAAAGCATCCGTCAAAGAAGCTAAAAACATATTGGAGAAACGAGGCCAGTACCTCTATGACAGTGGTAGGAACTATGCACCCAAACTCAGCGAGATTATCAACTTCCAGTTCGCGGACGGCTCCGTGGTCGCGCCGAACCGTTACGATAGCATTCGATCCCTGGGGTTCCTGCTTTACGCCGTATGTCACTTACAAAACAGGTTACGGTGCTCGCTTACTGCGGCTTCCTTTGAAGCTGCCATGCAGTATTTCCGAGTTCATAGTCCTGAGGATGTACAACGAGCGATAAGGATCAACCTTGGGAACAAATGCGTCATTCCTGACAATGTTCAATTTGTCGGGGCACAGGAGAGATGGAAAGTGGATGCCCAGCTTATCCAGACTGTGATGGGTCTAAACCGCCAGAGCATGGCTGATAATTCCACGGCTTATACCCGAAACTTTGGACTCAGTGAAAATGAGCCTCGTGAGAAAACAGCCACGCAGATCAACGCGGAAGTAAATGCTGCTACGGCGATGGTCGGGGCGATGCTGGAAACCTCCTACGGGGATGCCAAGTTTGAGTACATGGAGGAGTGCCGGAGATTCTGCATTCCCAACAGCAAAGACCCCGATGTAAGAAAATTCAGGCTTAGATGTTTGAAGGATGGAGTACCCGAAGAAATCCTGAACCCTGAATGCTGGGAGATTTCCGTGGAGCGGGTGATGGGTTCTGGAAATCGGGAGTTAGCCCAAGCCCAAGCGCAATTGATAATGAGTCAGTACCATTTACTGGAACCGGATGCGCAACGTATTGCTCTGAGGAAGTTCATGTTCGCTGTTACAAACGATGCGGGTGTGACGGAATTGTTGGTGCCTCAGAAGCCAAACATGGTTACGGACTCAATCCACGATGCGCAAATGTCCGCTGCTACGATGTTGCTTGGTCTTCCAATGGGGTTGAAGCAGGGGGTAAGTCACGGAGAATACGCGAGCGTGTTGCTTGGCACCATGAACGTCCAGATTTCCAAAATTGACGGACGTGGAGGGGTTGCAACCGCCGAAGAAATTACAGGTTTGATGAGTCTGGCCGGTCAGGATGTTGGCGGTCAGCCGTTGATGATGGGAGATCAGCCCGGAAATGGCGCATTTTTCCATATTCAAATTCTCAGTCAGGACGCGGGTTCAAAAGAAATTGTCAAACAGCTTGGTGACACCTTAGCTAAGCTGATGAACAGCGTCAGGGCTTACGTTCAAAGATTAGAGGAGCAGCAGGAGTCGGCACAACAAAACGGAAATGGGCAGCCACCAATAGACCCGGCTTCAGCGGCGAAGATCAAAGGCCAGCTTTTGGCTGCGGAAGTTAAAGCGGAGAGCATGAGGGAGGCCCATTCCCAAAGGTCTGAGCAGCGCGCCCAAATTCATGCGCAAAATTTGTCTGAACGCCAAGCGGATGCAGAGATGAAAAACGCACAAGAGGTAAGGAAGACACAGGTGGACGTGGCTGCCAAAGACCTTGTAACGCAGGGGGAAATTCAGCGGATGGCTGCCAAGCCTGACAAACCATCCGCTGAATAATCCAGCCAATCCCATCCGGTTAATAAGTCTCCCAACCGGCCCGAAACCTTTATGCTCCGCTCCTGCCGTAACAGTACTCACCAATCTTCACCACTCACTTTGCGTCCTTTCCCCTCCTGCCATTCCGCTCCGGTACGTTCCGTTCCCCACAGTCCGTTATTGTCCTGACCATGCCCGTCGCACCAATCCTTACCTATCCTGCCGATCCTATACGATCTGCCACGATTTGTTCCGAGACGTTCCGATCCCCGCCTGCCATTCCTGAACCTTCCGTGACGCAACAAACAGCACCAATCCAATCCTGCCTCTCCGGTATCGTCCGTAACCTGCACACCAATACTTCCTAAACAGCCCTCACCTCTCCTGCCGCTCCGAAGCGCTATCCACCCGATCCTTTCCGGTACTTACGCATCCTGCCGCTATTCTGTTTCGGAAGCTTGTTCAATATCCTTACCGTGAAGAATGTCACTGATAAGTTGGGGGTCTATTTCAGCATCCAGCGCCCAATCAGGTATTGTCAGTGGCACAAGTGGAGCCGCGCATTCTGCTTCGATTGTTCCGATCTCCTTGGCTTCATGGATGTGCCTACAAACGCGGAAAGTCCCAAATGTGCCATTCCGCTGCGGCCTCCACTCACCAACCCCGCCTTTTCCAGCGCGGTTCAGCAAGTCCACCACTGTCTGCACCGAGAGCATATCGCTGAATTCAATAATCATGCGCGCCTTCCAGTTTTGGAACGCGGGACGAAAACGAATATCAGGTGCCCTGTTCATGCCACTTGTGCGCGTCACGTCCATGCGTGGAATCATCTTGTCAAAGGTGATGGGAATGGAACTGCCCTGCACAAACAGTGAAGTTCGCAGTTGCGTTTTCTTGAACGTTTTGATTTGGCTGGCTGCGCCAAGCATAGCCTGCTTGAAACAGCTTGGTGAAATGCACACACGTTTGTCCGTGTTGTAAACCGTGGCTTCCTCCAGACATTCGCGGGGCTTTTTTGGCTCGCGCTGCACCGATATGCCCATGTGCTTTCGCAGCATTTGCTCCACGGATTTCTGGCTGAAGTTGTTTTGTATCAGGTCAGCCGTGCCCTGAATTTCCAGACACACGCTGAATGTTTTTGGTTGCTGGATCACGAGTGATTTGGCATCAGCAAGAAGCTCTTTAGCTCCATTACGTTTGCTTGCGATGCGATTGGAGGACGGGAACGTGCGTGCTCCAGCCACTAATTCTGACAGATTTTTGGGTTTCATATAGTTATGTTGTTTATGGTTGTTGTTTAAGTGGGGCTGAAATTATTCACCAAGCTGGGTTTCAATTGTTTCGCGCAGCGGCTTGAGTTCCTCAATGTCCACGACCGATTGGCACCACGAGCGAAGGGACGCCTTCTTCTTTTCGATGATGCCGTTGCGATCCTCGCTGTTCTTGAGCGCGTCGGTGCGCAATTTGAATCCCTCGCCATTGAAGCTGTTGACGAGCTTGCGCACACGGCAGGACTTGAGCACTTTCATGTGACTGTTTTCCTGCTCAACCAGTTGAACAGTGAAGCGCGAAGAAAGAATCATCGCGTAAGCCTGCATTTTGCGGAACTTCTCAGCCGCTTCGGCGTCATCCCACTCAAACAGCTTGTGGAGCGGGTGCTGTGTATCACGGGCTTCATTGAGCACCAAATCCACCGTGACGGTTTTGTGCTTCTTCAACATGCCCTCAAGGGCTGTGTCGATGATGAGTTGTTTTTTCTCGCGCTTGGTTTCGGAACCTAGGTAGCGCACCAGATCGGTTGTGACTGCTTTTGTTTTCATGTTCTCTTGAGTAAATCAGCATTCCACTTGACTGTCAAGGAGTATTTCCACTTGACATAAAACAGTGAAAATAGGGTTTTTATCCACTTGACTCATAAGGTGGAAAGCGCATACTTCCGGGGATGGATGAACCAATTCAACTCCCCGCCATGAAAAGGCTCTGGCGGGTCAGATTCGCCGATTCATTGGACAACCCCAAAATATCCAGCACGGTTCTGGTGAGGGGATCGCAGACCTGTTTTGACGCCATGACGCAGTGCAAGAAATACGAGGGCTGGCAGAACTTTCGCAAAGCCTATCCTGAAGCGGAGATTGTGGCAGTGGAGTACGGGGGACGAATCGAGAATTAGCTAATGATTGAAATTTCCAAATCCTCCACTGCGGATACTAGAACCTGCGATTTCGCCAACACGCCGAAGAATGTTCTGCTTTCGTCCAGCCTACAGCACATCGGCGACGTGGTAAAAGCTCTAGCCTTCTTCTCTTCCAAAATCACTGAAGCTGCTGGAGAACACGACTACGATAAGCTTACCTCGATAGACTGGTTTCATGCCGACTTCGTGACTGGCTTCAAACAAACCGGATGGTGGGATAATCACCGCAAGATTCACCGGCACCACTTGGACAAGGAGGATGGTGTTCCTGCCGATGTGAACCTGCTTGACGTGATTGAACATATCTCTGATTGTGTGATGGCGGGAATGGCCCGTAGTGGCAGCGTTTACGAATTAAAGTTGTCGGATGAACTGCTTCAGCGAGCTTTTCAGAACACCGTAAAATTGTTAAAGGAACAAGTAGTAGTAAAACCATGACCGCCAAGGAGCGATTTTTAGCAACCCCCGCCGCCAAATCCGTAGCCTCCATGCTGGCCAGCAAGGAATTCGAGACAGCTTTGGACGTGGCCATTCTGGAAGCCATGCAGGCACTTGGAACCGCTCAGGACTCAGAAAGCGCAGCCGCAAGGCATTGGAGATTGGAAGGGGTTGCACTGCTCGCCAGAACTCTGGTAAAAGTGGCTACTCCAGAGGCACAGCCTGTCACGGAACAGTTTGGACACTTGAAAGGGAATGTGTGAAGCCCACGGTGGAAAATTCGACCTTGCAGGAATTGCAGCTTTTGAAGCGCCAGCTTCAGTCGGCCATTGAAATCGAGCAGTCCCAACAGATGAAGCAAATGACTGAAAAGGAAGTGCGTGAGCACGTTGAGAAATATGGCCACGGAGCTTTTCTTATCGGGGATTTCGTAATAAAACGCAGATAACTTATGCCAGAAGCAGCCGTAGCACCAGCACCCACACCCGCTCCAGCCGGGGTTATTGAGTCAGCGCCTAAAACGTCCGTGGATACTTTTCCAGGGCTGTCAGCCGATCTGGACAGCATTATTGGAAAGTCCGGACTTGGTTCGGATGCTTCCGAGCAAAGGGCTAAGGGGCGGGGGAGAAAAACAGCCGAACCCAAACCTGAAAAACCCAAGGAGGAGAAGGCCATTGTTCAGGTACCGGACAAGCCGGAAACCAAGCCCGAAGCAAAACCGGAAACCAAACCAGAGTCCAAAGAGGAACCCAAGCCCGAAGACAAATCAGCCGACAAGCCACCTGAAAAACCCACTGAGACTGCTGGCGAGAAGGCGTTAGGCCCATGGCAGAGAACTCATGCCGCTGAGAGAAAAGTGAAGGAACTGGAGGCCAAGGTTCAGGAGCTTTCCAACAGAAAACCAACGGACGATCCCGAGAAGCTGGAAATCCAGAAACGGCATGATGACATAGCCAAGAAGTATAAGGAACTGGATGATGAAATACGCTACATCAACTACGAAAAGTCCTCCGAGTTTCAGGAGAAGCACCACAAGCCCTACATCGGGGTCTGGAAGGATTCCATCGCCGCCATCGCGGATTTCACGGTCAACAACGCTGATGGCACAACACGAGCGGCTACGGCTCAAGACCTTGAGAGCATTGTCGCGATTGGAAACAACAAACAAGCCCTCGCAAAAGCAGAGGAATTATTTGGCAGCGCTGCTGATGCGGCTTTTGTTACAAAGCTACGCGCTGATATTATCTCGGCACATCGTTCAATGGAGGCGGCAAAACAGGATTACAGGGCCAAGGGAGAAGAAAGATTCAAGGCTTGGGAAGCTGAACAGACCAAAGCGCAACAGGAGCAGACCAAACAACAGGAGCACTATCAAAGCCTCTGGAAACAATTCAACGAAGCTGCCTTAGAACAGCATAAGGATTGGTTCGTAGCGGAGGAAGGTGACGAGGAGGGAAAGGAGTTGCTGGCCAAGGGGTTTGAACTGGCTGATCTTGCGTGGAATGGATCGGACAAGCTCGATCCTGAGAAACTGATTGCCCTTCGTTCCGCCGAGAGAAACAAGGCTGCGGCTTTTCGTTACATGGTTCACAAAAACGAAAAGGCCAACGCACGAATCGCTGAACTGGAAAAGCAATTGAAGGACTATCAGGATTCCGAGCCGGGAGAGGGCGCGGTAGAGAGTGACAAGAAAAGTGAAGGTTACGACATTGACGCGGCCATTGCGAAGATTCCAAGGGCGTGACCCGGAGGGAACCGGGTAGCCAGTGCGTCGGCTGAGGAGTCGGCGCACTTTTTATTTGAGTAAGTACTTGTTACTGTAGAACTCCATGTGGAACAATATCGCGCGTGGACAATCCCGTATGTAAGTGTGGAAAGCCACAGAGGAAGTCGGGTAGATACTGTCTTGCTTGTCACGCTGCCTACCTAAGGAACTGGAGGAAGTCTCACCCGTTAAATGCGGGGCAACTATACAGAGCCAATGCCCGATCCTACGCTAAAGTATATTTGAAGCGTGGGCTACTCGTGAAACAGCCATGCGCGGTTTGCGGAAATCCAAAATCTCAAATGCACCACGCTGATTACAGCAAGCCACTCCAAGTAGAGTGGCTATGCCGGAACCATCATTTGGAATTACACTATAAAACCTGTTGACGACAATCAGGAGATGAGATAGAGATTCGATCAAGCGCCTCAACCAGCGACGGAGTTGCTGGAGGTGGGGAAACATCCAAGACGAGCTTGGATCGGGATTGGCACTAAGGCCATTTTCGTGATGCTCTCCGTTTATCGGAGCAAGGGGCCGAAAGCCCTGAAGAACTGGCCAGCTTCAAAAATACACGGTTCGTGAGTCCATACGCATGGTGCGTTGGGCAATAGCGGCCAAACTTTTTGAAGCGTTATGGCAGACCAATGTTCCGGCGAGGCATTTGCCCAGTTCCTCGTAGATCAACAGCCTCACTACGACAAGCTCATTCTCGAAACAGTAGCCCCCACTGATGGGTGGATTGGCCACGTCAGCACCGGGACTCAGGAAGCCGGGGTGGGCAACATCCTCTATCAGGATCGCTTGGAAGGCGTGTATCCTGACGTGACGCAGATTTGGACGACCCCCAACGACGCCAGTTGTGTGGGTACTCCCTGCGATCCCACCGAGAACGAAATCGGCTACGGGGCTACACGTCGTTCCTACGTTCCCCTCATGCAGTCGTGGTCTTCGCAGCTTTTCTGCTATGACCAGATGCTCCCGATTTCGCACGTCAAACCGCATCTCACACAGATTATCGGTGGAGTTCTCCGTCCAGCTACGAACACCATCGTATCCAATTTGCTGAAAAAGCAGGCGTTATTGTGGGCGGACACCAAGATTGTCACCGATGCCACACTGTCCACCTTCACCTATGCGTGGGTGAGCGTGGGAACCAGCGAGAGATTTCTGGACGTGAGCGTGCTTCCGACAAGCTTGCTCCTTCCCCAGATGCTCCAGAGGCAGTACCAGCCCCTCGTAGCACGAGGTTACTTCGGCAAAAACCCATACGCGGGTATGCCGGACATGGCCCCCATCATGGAGCTTGTGACCGACATGGACACAGCCCACAGCCTGGAACATCTCGGAGGTTCTCAAGGAGTGGGTGGGATCGCCTCCATCGCGGGAAACTGGCGATTTGAGCAGTTCCCGGCCTCATCCAAGATGTGGGCGTATGGACTGACCGGCCAAGTCGGCAACTTCGCTGTCCGTGTTGATAAAGAACAATTGAGGTTCAACTTCATCGGGGCTTCAGGGAATCCGGCGTTGCCTTTCCGGTTGCAAGTGGTGCTTCCGTTCATCAACGTGCCGTCCAGCGGTGCGGGCGGCGCTCCCGGTATTCGGCGTATTCCCAACCCGGATTACTTCACGGCACAGATTCGCCTCTCCTTCATCTGGCACAAGCGGGCGATAGAAATCCTGACCCAGGAAAGCCCATCCCTGAACCCGAACATGCCATTCATGAAGCGGGATTTCGGAGGCAAGTGGTTTTTCGCGATGGACAACATCACTTGCGGACGGGATGTGAACGGCAATCCCATCGCAGTTGATAACACCCGGCGTAACAAGGGCATGTTCAAAGCGGACTTCCGCTTCTGGATACGTCCTCTTTACACCGAGTACGCGGTGGCGATATTGCACTTAGGGGAAGCCATGTGCTTCGTTCCGATTGCTCCGTGTGCGACGCCGAGTTATGCGACGCAGACTTACGGCAGTAGCAATCCTCCTTGCGACTAACGTGACAGGCGGCAGGCGTAAAAACCTGCCGCCTTCAACAATATGGAGGACGACTTCTACCAGACTTCCAAAACCACTGAAAACGAGGGCAATGAGGACGTTGGCCCTGAGACATTCCTCGCCCCCAAGTCAGCCTTCGCCGGGAAGGAACTCAAAGTGGGGAACAAATGTGAGGTGGAGATCAAGAGCCTGATGGATGACGAAGTGGAGTTGGCTTACGTTCCCCACGAGTCCAAAAAAGAGGAGGGCAGGGAAGTTCCCGACGAAGCTCAGGCCAGCATGGATCGCGGCATCGAAAAGATGCGCCGTGGTGGTATGGGCATGATGGAGGGGGCGTGAGGTGGCCATTGATGTTCAGGGACTACTTTCCGAAGCGAGAGGCAGCGTGGGCCTTGGTTTCGCAGTGCAGGAATCCCTTGGGATTGCACTGCTGAACCGGATTGCCACGGGCAAACCATACGAGCTTCAAGTGCAGCAGGGTTTGGTGGAAGGTGCCAGCAGAGTGCTTATCATGGGCCATAACCAGGACGTGGACATTGCCACCGTGCCGGAGGATATTTGGGAGGGTGGCGGCGCATATCCATTCCAGACTTCAGCACAATCACTTGAAATTCTAAGCAGTGCGGCGGCTGACACGGCAGCCGGAACGGGGGCGCAATCCGTCCGGGTATCAGGGCTTGATGCGTCATGGACGGAGCAAAGCGAGGTGGTGGTCCTGAACGGAGTGACCCCGGTGCCGTTGGCCTTGCAATTTTTCAGGGTAAATGCGTGTGAGTGCGTGACAGCCGGAAGCGGCCTTTCCAATGCCGGGACGATAACACTGCGGGTGGCCGGGGCTGGAGCATCTCAAGCCGTGATTGAAATCGGGGATGGCCGTGCCCATCAGGCCATTTACACCGTGCCTGCCGGTAAAACCCTGTTCTTCATCAGCCGGGAAGTTGCGACACTAAGGCAGGCGGTGCCGGTAGGTTGTGAAATAAATATATTCGTGCGGAACGGCAGCGCTTCGCAGCCCTGGATTGCGAGGAACATCTTTGGCACCACATCGGACGGCACGTCCTCTTATGTCAAAGAGCTTCCATTTTTGAGCGTGGGACAGCGCAATGATTTCCGGGTCACGGTGGTGGGGGTAACTGCAAATAATGTGGCCCTGAGCGTGACCATTGAGGCGTTCCTGATAAATAATTGAAATGGCAACACAAACCGAAATAGCCCAAGGAGCCAATTGCCTGTGTCTTCCTCAGGGGATGGAACTGGCCGCGCAGACTTATCTGCTGGCCCAACTAGCTGGAATTACCGATCCCGCCACCATCATGGAGGGGGCGAAGTGTTTTAAGTGCATACCGGATGGGATGCAACTCCCCGCGCAAATCTTTCTTCTTAACGAGCTTTTGACGTAATGACCGTCCAGCAAATAGTTGATGGTGCGCAGTCCATTTCCTGCTGCATTCCAAAAGGCTTGCAGCAGGCGTCCGTTGTTTACCTCCTGAACCAGATTCTCAGTGGCAACAGCAGCAATCAGGGTGTCTCCCTATTAGCCAACCTCTACGACCATTGGAGGTTCGATGGTGATACGAACGGGGTGAATGGACATAATTTCACGGTGGTTACTCCGGTATTTGAGTCAGGAAAGGTAACGGCCAGTGCCATACGGTTTAACATAGCCACCCCGGCTGGGACAGGCACGGCACTCGGAACAGCGGGAGATTTGGTGCTGACGCAATCGATCAGTTTTGCGTTCTGGTTCAACTTTGCCACTTTCCAAACATCCACCCAGAACAATCTGGTGGGAAATCACGTTGGGCCGGGAACTTCCGGTGTGAAAATAAGGGGAAGAACTTCTCCAAGCCTTACGATCCAGCAGGCGGGCAGCGTGGTGAATTCCCCAACGGCATTCGTGCTTGGCAATTGGGTGTTTGTGGCGGGGGGAATTGATTTAATCACACCCACCAGATGGATCACGATTGATGGAGCGGCCAAAACCATAGGTGGAGTGCCCGTCTCCGATGCCACTCCGGTCAATAACCTTTACATCGGCAAAGACCCGCTTGTGGCCCAGGTGTGCGACATGAGAATGAACAGCTTGTCCATCTGGAGGGGGAAAGTATTGAGCGCCGCAGATATTGCCTACCTCTACAACGCCGGGGCGGGGCGTAATTATCCTTTCTTTACGTAGGTCATAGCCTAATGTCGGGCATGAGAATTGTTACATTACTGCTGGCCCTATCGCTTCCATTGTTCGGTGCTTCCAAGCTGCCCCACCTTTACAACTGCTGGACGTTTGATGACACAGTTTACGGTATCAACACACAGCCATTCCAGATCACATCACCCGCCTTTGAGCCGGGATTGTTTGGCAATGGATTGAGATGCAATTCCACTCCAGATGCGTCCGGCACGGCTATTGGCACTGTCACGATGGTTTACACGCAGGACTGGACGGGAATGGTGTGGGTGAATCCGAACATCATCAGCGGCACTCAAACGGTTCTCGATAACGTGACGGGAAGCGGAGTAAACCGGCGTGGATTCTCATTGCAAATCCAAAGTACCGGGGCGGTGGTTTTGGTAGTGCATGGAGGGGGTTCTGTATTCAATGTGGCTACAAGCATTCCCATAACATCCGGCACATGGAACTGCGTTCTGTTTGGCTATAACGCCACTACTCTCAAATCATTCATAAGGGTCAATGACGTGCAGACAGATCATCCGGGAGTTGTCCTTCCCGGTGGAGGCCCGCCCGCCAATCTGCGCATAGGATCGTCATTGGACGGTGTTCTGGATAATCTCGCGTTATGGAAGGGAAAAGTCCTGACCGCCACAGAGATGAGTGAACTTTACAACTCAGGAACAGGGGTTGATTATCCATTCCCATGAAGCACCGCACCCATAAGGGTGGAATGAGCCAGAGCATAAACGGCTGGATGGGACTCAGGAAAACTTGGAAACAAATGAAGGACATGGAGTTGAATATGTTGAAAGCTGAAAACCAGAAAATGCGCGACGAGATCGCCAAAAAGATAATCAAGCTGGCTGCGATGATTATGTGCCTGTGCTCTGTGAATGCCCAATCCGTCCAGAGAACCCTGTCATGGGACTATGATACCAATCAGCTTGAGCCGGACATGGTGTTCCGGGTTCATAGTACAACCAACATTACCATCTCACTGGAGCAATGGCCCGTCGTATCCATGGTCACCAACATGGTGACAGGATCAACCAATGTTCCGGTGACGATTCAACTGCCCGCCACGTTTTTCACGGTGTCAGTCAGCAATGTGGTGGGAATCACTTTTTCCGAAGTTCTCGCAGCGAGGCTTCCGGCTTCGGGAACAAGGCTAAAACTGCGCTGATTCAAACAGCAGGGAGCAAACAGGGAAAGTTATGGACAAAACCTCAATAACCGTGGCGGTAATAGCGGGCCTGTTTAACGTGATCGTGGTGATAGCAGGGCGGTGGTTGAGCCATTTGGAACACAAAAAGACGGCATGTGACGTGCGGGAAATAAAGGCGGCTGTGAATGGAAAAACACTGGTTGCCAATGACGCAACTCCTCCTACAATAAGCCCATGAAAAAGCTGCGTGTCAGTTGGGCCATCTCGTTAATCGTTCTTGCTTGTTCCCTGCCCATCATGCTGGGGCCGGGGTGCATGAGCAACAACCGGGAGGAGGCGATTGATACCCTGTTTGGTTTCGGCCAAAAGACAGACGCGGCCTACCAGCTCTATCTTGGCTTGGTGGCATCAGGGGCAATCCCAACAAACTCAGTGCCGGAAATCACCCAGTACTACCAGTTGTTCCAGTCCAATTTTACCTTCGTGGCAGCGTCTTCTGCTTTGAACTCCAACGTCCCTTCAGCCATCAATCTCTCCAATGCCCAGTCCCAATTATTGCTGGCCATTGAAGCCCAGAAACCAAAGAAGTAACTAGCCTTCCCAGCAAGTTCCTGCCTCATCGTGAATGAGACAGGCAAGGCAGTCCACATGCTGGATTTGCTCTGTAACAGGATCGTTTCGGGTGTTGTAAGCCCCGCACAGGGCGTGATCGTCATCCACCGGGTGGGGGAGATGGGTGGTGCGGTTGGTAAAGGATTTTGATGGCTCCAAAGCTTTTGAATTCATGGGCAAACCTTTCCACGTTGGAACCGAGATAGGTTACAACGCTTCCCTTCGTGACTCCTCTCATCACACTTCCATCCGGCAGCAGGTAGTTGGTACGGGGAGAAAGAAAGCACTGTGGATATTCCAGCAATGGTTGGAACCACGCTTCGGAAGTGCTGGCGAAGGTGATGCAGGTGATGGCCATTACTTCCTCGCGTTTGTATTCCCACACTACCTTGCGCACCCACAGTGGGTTGGCGATCCGGCCAAAAGGATGATTCAACCATACATTGCCAAACCAGTCCTGCCTCAACCCGTCGTGCAGTTCAGTAAAAAAGCAGCCCGCCTTAACTCGTTTATTGGCTGCTGAAGACGAGGCAGGATCAAGGTCTATCCCACCCATCGTCCTTCTAGCCGCCTCAATAATGGGCTGCGGTGTCCAGAATTCGGTTTTACCCGACGTTTGATTTATCAGGCTTGCTGCGTTCATCTTTAATTAGCCCCCATCTGGCCAGCATTCCAATTCTCCTGCCGATAGTGCTGGCATCCATATCCAATGTTTCCGCTACTTTCTTCACATGCTTTTTCCACGCATGGCTGGAAGGTTTTTCAGGCCCGCTCCCCCAAAGCTCGATTAGCTCAAGATTGTCGTTGCGTAGCTCCTGTTGCATCTCCGCTCTTTCCATCTCCTCATAAGCCTCTTTGGTAATTAACTCAGACAGCCTGCACGTCATTTCCCCGTTCCCATTGGTTATGCGGCAGGCGTCCTGAAAACTATAGGGATGGATGAAACGGTGCTCCGTCCAGTGCCCGTGGAGCTTGAGGTAAACTATGTCGCCAGTGTTCACAATTGAGCACTTTCAAATGATTGCTCGGCCATTATTGACTCTTTCCGTCGTTCCCTTTCCTTGCGTGTTTGAGCGTAGCTTGGGATGGATTCAAGAAACACACTCCCAGTTCTTCGGTAGCAACTTGGCTTTCTAACTTTTAGATATGCTTCCCGAATATTCATGGGTGTGTTGATCCCAAGCTCAAATCGGGTAATTAGTTTTGCTTGCGGCAGGCTCCAGCATTTGCCGGTCGTGCTATTGCCGGGTTGGTTGTAGTGGTTGTTGTAGCAACCGACGCAGTGTTCAGTGGTTTTCATTGGATTCCTTAAACAGCGGCAGCTTCTCCGTGCTGAACACAGCCGCCTCTTTTCTTAATTGTTCCGCTTGCGCATCCCAACCCGCCGCGCCCTGTCTGGCTTTGGCGGCGCGGGAGCGGCAGTCGGCAATGGCTTCCTGATAGTCCTCCAGCTTCCATTCTGATTTGGGCTTCATGGTTTGAAACACTCAGGCAGTGTTAACTCTGGGAACACAGTCCTGAAGCTGGCTGCCTCAAGCTGCTCACGCGTCCAGTCTGGATGGATAAGCTCCAAATCTACAGACCCATTGGCCCATTCGTAATACTTGCGTTTGTCACCCATGTTCCACACGTAATCATTCAGTGTTTGCAGGCTCATTTACTCCCCCTAAGCTTCCGTATCACGGCCCCTTTAAGGGAGTCCAGTTGTTTTCTGACTTCCGCCTCCTCACACTTCCTGTCCACGTTTTGTATGGCATGGATGACGGTGGAGTGATCCAGGCGGTTGAACACCAATGCAACTTCCGGCGTGGAAAGGCTGGAAAGCTCGTAGGCAATGGTCATGGCGCAATGTCTTGGCCATACGATGGAAGCCATCCGGCACGGGGAGAGCATTCTTTCCCAGTTCACGTTAAAATGACCGCACACCACTTCGATGCAGGTTTCCGCCACGAAGAACTTCTCCGCCAGCAGGCTGAAGAAATGCTTGCGCACCCTCAATTTATGCTCGCGGACTTTCTTGCGAACGGGCGCGCAATGTATCATCGCCCTGTTCCGGTGGATAATGTCCGCCATCCCATACCGGACTATTGAGGCGTAGGGGGTCATAGCTGTGGAATCTTGCCGCTCTTTTCCCCGCCTTCATTGCTCTTGCGGCTGGCCTTCATGCACACGATGGAATGTTTTACGCTGGCAATCAATCCATCCACACGATCCGTGCAGCCCTTGATGCGTTTGGGAAGTTCTGCTTCAGCCTTCTTTCTGGCTGCTTCCTGCTCCAGTGTTTCACCTTTTCTCATAGCTAGTGCATGGTAATGCCGATGACCGCAAACGCCTCTTTTACAGATGTAACAACGTGGACTTCAGCTTTCCATTTGGCTCTCCATTCCACCTCGTCTGGCGTGAGCTTTCTTCCACTGGGAGGTTTGGAGCCGTCTTTTATCTCCATCAAGTGATTGGTACCGCAGCGAGCCACCAGTAAATCCGGCACACCCCTCCCAAGCGCGGCAAGTGATTGGACACTGCATCCTATATCACGCAGGGCTTGCACAATCTCAGTCTGATTACGATCCACTTTAGCGCGGAATCTCATCGTTCAGAATAGTTGTTAACGCTCTTGCGCAGTCTTCGCATAAACGTATTTGGTTGTGATCGAACTCAATAACCATAATGTTTTCAGGGCGGCACGAACAGCATTGGCACCCACCGAACCACTGCCTTTCACCCCAGAAGCATTTTACCTTTGCAATCGTTTCTTCAGCTTTCATTTCCACCTCTCAAAATGCCGCGCCATGTAAAGCTGGAGCCGCCAGATGTAGCCCTGCAATTGCACTTCCGGCCCTGGTGCCTGCTGGTAGGCTGTATGATGGGGAGTGCGCTCCCATATCCTTCTGAGGGCGTTTCTCCACTCAAGTTGGGCGTGGGTGAACTGCATGGGCTGGTGGATGGTAAAGGTGGTCATTTAATTACTCCTTTCTCCTGCAAAACGTGGGAAAGCCTGTCCATGAAAGTGTTAAGCCATCCACCACATCTGGTTTTCACCTTTGGGCTTCTCCCGCAATTCATGCAGCGCGTTTTGAGAATCGTCATGTAGTTATGGCCGTTGGATTCCTTCATACGCTTGTCCGCTTCACGCACGCACTCGTTGAATTGTTCCAAGGTCATTTTACGGGTTTGTTCCATTCTCCAATCTGGCAGAGGAGGGTTAAGTAGCGACCGTCAGAGAGCAATGCCTTGGTGTCTCTGGCCCACTCAGGATGGGCATGGATTGTTCCATGACCTTGAGCAGAGACAGGAATCCAAAAGCGCTCATCCATCTTAAGCGATCCAGCCCTGCCTCGCTGATGATGGACTTGCGTAGCTGGCATCCACGTATAAACCGCACACCACTTGTCCACCAGCCACTCTTTGACTCGTTTATTGTAGGCGCGGTCTGATTTGGCTTTGGCCTTGGAGACACGGCGGATGGGTTTGCGGGGTTTCATAGATCGTTCTTCTCCAAAAACCAATCCGGCAACGTAACAATATGCTGGTTTCCCATCTTGCTCGTGTGCTCTACAACGCTTCGCGGCACCCAAATCTCATCGTCCTTCGTGGGGCGACGCTCCGGTGGAATCTTGGTGTAGAGACGGGCCAACGGAGTCTCGCGCACAAACCATAATGTTCGCTGTGAGGTCATTCTTCCTCTGGATTGAATCGCATCTCCGCTTCAATAATTACATCGTCCACCGATGGCACGATTATGCCAATATCTCCTTCAGGAGTGAGTTCATTGCATCGTTCCAAGGTTGCCACCAACTGTTCTGCCAAATACCGGATAATACGATCTTCAATGGTCATTGCTCACCATCCTGCAACGCTCGATTGACCGCTGCTTTAATGTTTTCACGAGTGGGGCGTTCAATTTCGCATATAGGACACACACGCCATGAGCGGGGGATTGGCACGTAAGCAACATGACCGCCCCAATCACGCGCTTTAATCTCCCATCGGTCTTCAGCGATGCCGCACTGCCAATGAATATGAGAGCACCATTTTTTCATGGTATCGGCACATCCACCAGCTTGGTTTCAGTGGGTTTGAGGTGGGGCATCACTTCTTTCTGGAAGCGGGTTACGTTTGGGTCTGGCTTGATTCCCAGCATCCGTTCAGCACACCGACGGGTGAGCGTTAAATCGTTTGAGACGTATTCCAATGCTGCTTTGCGATCTTCAGCCCAAAGTCTGGCAAAGTCGGCTCCTGAGCCTGTTTTAGCTCCAAGGCCGAGCGTTTTGGCGAGTGTATCGAGAGACACCCGCTGGTCGTAGTTCCCGCACTTCCAAACCTCCTGCAAATCCAGCAAGTCCTCGTGCCAGTAGCGGCCCCGTCTCACACACTTGGGAACCTCCACATCCAATGCCCATGAGCGACGAACAAGGAAGGGCAGATCAAAGTGGAAGATGGAGAACCCAACGACAAGCTCAGAGCGTTGAAGCTTCAACTCCAGCCAGTTCCAAAAGCGCTCAATCGTTTCTGCTTCCGGTGCCTGCGTAATGTCGATGTTGTTGACGGTAGCCCCGCCGCTCCACATGCCAATGCAGAGCACTTGCCCCGTGGTAGCGTCAAGAGCGGCGTTGTCGCGCCATGCAATTTCTTTCTCTGCCACGTCGAGCTTGATTTTCTCTGGATCGCGCAGGTTTTTGGCGGGCTTGAATTCAGGCTTTACTCGCCCCAATTGATCAGGCGGTAAAGCGGAAGTTTCGATGTCGAATACGCTCAGGAGCTTCATAGAAATCCAAATGTGGGTTTAGCCCGGTTGCTCGGCGCTTCATGGGCTATGCGTTTACGTTTGTTGAATTCAATTTCTTCCAGAAGAAGTGCGCCGATTACGTACTCCTTCAAAGGGTCGGAGTAAGATAATGCTTTTTTCGTATCCGTTCTGACCGGATCGCCGAATCCCCCAAACGATCTGGCTAAAGCCTTGACAGTTACTTCAGATTTTAGAAATCTCTTTGTGACTTCCAAAACAACGGTGCCGTAATCTTCCGTGATGTTTACGTATTTAACCCTTACTCTCATAAATTCGCCATCTTAAGAATTTGCTCAACGGTCATGTCTTTCAGTTTTCTTTTAGCTATGCCACGCATCTGAAGAACGATTTCCCGTTTTATTGCCTCCCGCATTTCATTTTCAATCGAGGCAATCATTTCCGACTCGGCTGGCCATGGAATTTTAGCCATAATCTTTTCCGCCATTGCCCGCCCAGCCTCACGTCCCACATCCATAAACGACATGGACGCTCCCAAATTGAATTCTCCAACTATCTTTCCAAGTGAGAAAGTCCCACTGAATTCCACAACGTCTTCGTTTAAGTTCAGCTTGTTTCTCATAAATTCCTCGTCATGTCCCGCTGCAATAACTTAAATGCTTTTACCTTAGCCTGAAACCTCAACCATTTTCGGGCGCATGATTTTGCACTATTCCGGGTTCTGTGCATGTGGGTGCAGGTCAGGTTGTCGCCCACCATCCCCATGTAATAATTTCCAAACACACCCTTTTTGGCTCCGACTTCCGTGCTCATAAATTCCTGCTCAAATCCCGCTGCATCGCCAAGAGGCTTCTCGCACTCTCCCACTGGATTTTCTGCGCTTCCCATTCCAGCAATGCTTTTTCTGCCTGCTGAAATTCTGTGGCCAGCTTTTGCATCTCAAGTTTGTAGCCGTCCGAGCTTCTGGCGCAGGTATCGGCTGCTGCTGAAGATTCCCCGGCTTTGATGAACGGCAAAGCAGCAATGGCCAATGCTCGCTTGGTGCGGTCATTGCTGAATTCTTTAACTTGTTTTGCCACGGCTACCTGCGGTGCCATGTGCGAGAGCTTGTCAGCCGCTTGAGTAAGCTTCATCTGGAGAGCGAGCACATCGCTGTGATCGGCGGCGTTTTGGGTTTGGAACTTCATCAGAAGGGAATTTCCGACTCTTGTTGTGAGCTTGCCGAAGCATCTGCGTCATTGTCTGATTGATCGCCCGGAGAAGGATCGGCAAACAGCGCGGCATACTCAGGTGACTTGCCAATCTTCTCCTTGGTTTTGTCGTGCAGCGTGGCAAACACAGCGCCATCGAATTCACCGTCGTTCAACGACAGATACACGCTGGGATTGACTTGCGGGGGGCAGGTTTCACCCTCTCCCAACGGGCTGATGGAGGAGATATTGACGTATTCACCATCTTCCACCAATGCAAGTCGGCACGGTTTGCCAGTGAGGTTTTTGGGGTCGAAGCCCGCTAATTCCTCCTTGGTGAACTTTCGTCCGCGCCAACCTTCCAGCATGGGACGAAGCTTCGCTTTGGAGTGCAGGCTTTGCTTGACCGTGAGATGGATCGAGAACGGTTTGCCCTTCACTTCCGGGTTGTATTTGCCCGTCATCAATTTCAGCGGCATCTCGAATGAGATTCGCACATCCCGGCTGCCCCATGTTTCGCCCTGCCATGAGTGCTGCTGAGTGCCCAAATCAATCACCGCGTAACAGCGGGCGATGTGTGATCCCGTGGGCGGGTTCTCGAACTGCTGTCCTTCTTTCCACTTCATTTAGTTTGTCTCCTTAAGTTTTGGTTTCCTTGGCTTCTGAAATTGGGATTTTATGCGCCTGACAGCCGCCTCCCGTGGCGGGCGAGGCGTGTTTGTAATTCGATGAAGCTGACTTTTCCAAAGTTGCGGTATTTGAAAAATGCGTGTGAGGGCATAGCGCACAACTGTCCGATGGTGGCAATGTTCGCATTGTTCAGCACGTTGGCCAGCCGCACGGAAAGTCCCAGCATGTGAACAGGCTCATCATCGCGCAAGGTTTTAGGGCCGGGTTCCGGAACGCGCATCTCCAGTTCGTGCATCAGCCTGTCTGCTGACCGGTGTAGCCTGCGCTTAACTTCTTCAGCTACGATGCTTCGTATTTCCGACTCCGACATGATATTGACTTTCATGTTCTTGGCTTCTGAAATTGCTGCCGCTTTGCTTTGTTTATGTCTCTGCGCTGAAGGGCTACCGCGATGAGTGCTGAAATAGTTCCAATGACTCCAATCATCGCTATTCCAGTGAGCCACATAATCACCGTAATAACGCCAGCCGCAATGATAAGCCCAACCTGGATTTTAAAGTACCTGTCGTTGTTCACACCTGCGAGCAAACCACCGCGCGGGAAATGTGTCAAGTGGAATAAGTGTTGACGGGCGATTATTTTTGGGGGAGGATGGGGCATGGATTTTCTATGCGGAATATGGACAGGGCTGTGTGCTTACTACACATTTGACTGCATTAAAGCGATCCTCCGAATGAAACTTGAGGAGCGCCAAACGCGTGCCGTGAGACGCGCCAACCTTTGCGCATTACTGTCTCCAAAACCAAACTGTCCGGGAAATAATTAAAACCGGGCGCTAAAGTCTCCGCTGTAAACCTGTTCTGAGACTCTAGCTATTTCTAGCGCTGGGCTGGGAACTCCGTCCAACGCATCGCCCGGAAAGAACCTGAAGGTTTGGATTTCGTTTTAATGCAACGCACTTGCCACACCTTAAAGCTTTGTACTTTAAGCCGCAAGTTCCTGACGCCATCTGTTGATGGATAATACTTACTCATAAAACTCTCTGCGGCACATCCGCCAACAACCCCGGATCGGTGCAGCGAATCCCCTCATAGAGGGCGCGGTCACGAGTCAAGGCGTGTACAATGATTCCCCGCACCCGGCAATTCCCTTTGATGGTGATTCTAAACTGGAACTGACCATCAATGTCCATTGGTCTGTTCACGTTGTCGTTGCAACCCCTGGGAGGGGTAGGGAGTACCATAGGAATCCTGTACTGAGGCAGGTATGGCTGCTCAGGATAGTCACATGGAAGCAATGGGTTGGGCAATTCACAAGTATTCCGTGAAGCGCATTCCTCCCAGTGGTGCCAGAACTGCCAGCAGGGGTATTGTCCGGGACGGAACTCGACTGTGAATTCAACTTTCCCAATGAGCCTGTCCACCCACAATTCCATCGTGTCCAGTTGCTTGAACTGGAAAGGATCGCCCCAAGTAAAAGCGGGAGTTTCAAACGACCAGCGAACCCTGTTTTCTCCTTCCACTCCACGATCCTGCGCGGCGTCTGAGGTCAATTCCCAGAGTTCTATAGCCTGATGCTCCTCGCTCCAGACAAATGCAAAAGCCCTCTGTCTCCCACCGAAGTCTCCTTTGAGCATTTGAAGGATGTTTAACCCTTCCCATGCTCCTTCCCAAGCCTGGGGAAGTTTCTCCCCAATGCTGTTCAGGAGGTCAAAATTCAGGCTCAGGATGGCCCTGTGAGCGACTCCGACGGGAGTTTGGAAGGGAAGGCAGCTTTCGAGCAAACGGTTGTCAAACGCGATTCCTGTGCCAAACCGAAGCAGGCTCCGGTCATTCTGGGAAGTAGCTCTCTGGACTTCATGTGAGATGGGGGTATTGCCAGGGCCGGAACCAAAGTTTCGGATGGCCTGTAATAGTGAACGAACCCCATCCACGGACTGGTAATAGAGGTCGCCGTTGACCGCCACCACACTTCTGTCGCTCGTAGTTCCGAAATTGATTTGGGCCACCCTTTGAATGGGCTCTTTGAGCAAGACCCACTCGGCGCGGGTAGGAACCACGTTCACGGAATAGACATTTCGACGGGTCATGGGAAGCAACTGTCCCTCCCCTAACGCGGTGTCGAGATTGGCCGGATGTTTGAGTGCCCGGATATTCCCGGCCATCGTTGGAACGGTAAATACTCCTCCTGAAGTGAGGTAAAGATTTTCGGTAATCTTGAGAATGGAGTCTTTGAGATTGTAGGATGCAGTGCCGGATGGCCCGCCCACAATGTCCCCGGCGAGATAATCCCGGCCATTGGCTTCCCACAACCTTCCCATGTAGTAATCCATCGGCCCCGCAGCAGGGAGTTCGGGTATGGAATAAAGTGTTGAACCAATGGCGTTAACTGTGGCTGGCACTGCACTGTCCGTGATATTGATGGCGTAAATCTGGTTGGCTCCGGGAGGGGGAAGGGTAGGGGGGTTGATGACCCAATCCGGTATAGGAAAAGGAGATGATTGGCCAGCCACGCACACACTTTGCAAAGCTTCGGTAAAGGCGGGATCAACTGGCACGGGTACGGCATTGGCAAGTCCATTGATGGGAACTACAAATGGGGCCGTGACAGTAGTGAGCAGGGTCACGCCATCATTGCGGAAAATTTGCGTGCCTGCCGGGTAGGTGCTTCCAACATTCGTGTCGCCATTGTTTTGCAGGAGGGCGGTGTCAGCCACATCTACCTGCTGATAAATCTGGCCGTTGACAATGAACCTGTCCCCCGTCCCTCCGCTATAAGGGGCTGTGAGCGTGATAAGCACGGGCTGTCCAATGGTGGGAGCGGTGAAGGCCACACTGGCCACGCCAAATGCAGTCGTGCTTCCACGGGATCGGCGCATGGTGGTACCGTCCCAAAAGAGGGGAAGGGTGGTGAAGTCCCCGGCTTGAATGACAAGGAATTGTTCTCCCTGAACCATGAAGCCAAGATCAATGTTGGGGTTGGGAAGCCCCTGAGTTATCTCGTCTGTGGAATTGTCGGTATCAACACGGGTTCTCCAGATACGCCCACCGATGGAAGAAACGATGTAAGGGAATTCTCCCGGAGGCTCATACATGTACGCCCCATTGAACAAATCGACAATGGGCATAGTGGTGAGATACTCCCAGCCCCCTCTTGGGGAAATTCCACCCGCCCGCAGGTCGCAGTTATTACACCACGCGAGTTGGTTGGGTTTAAGTCCGTTGGGGTTTAGCTGGCCAGCGATAGTCGGGGCGACACCGCTGTTCACCCCGCCATCGAAGGAAAGCTGCCCGGTCGTGATTCGCGTCTCGCTTGGCACTATTCAGTTGTAGCGTGATTTACAAGCGCCCGCAATTGTTGTTTGATGGGGTGAGATGGAACTGGAAACATTTGGTCTGAAGTGGGAGGGAAGCTGCCAGCTTAAGATTGAAATGTTTTTCGTGAAGCATGGCGGTTATTACACCAACAAGGCCGGGGAACGGGTCGGCCTTGGGTTGAGCGCCCACCTTGAGAGGATGCGCCGAATCATCTGGCCAGAGTTGGACGGGGAGCATAATGGACAGCGCTGGCACAAGCTTTGTCGGGACACAATAAGTTCGCACAAGGTAACGGTATTGATGGGGCCGGGAAGCTCAGGAAAGACGCATGAGGCAGCATGGTCTTCTCTTTGCCGGTGGCTCTCCGATCCTGAAAATACGTGCGTGCTCGTGTCCTCAACGGACATGCGCGGGTTGAGAATGAGGGTATGGGGCGAGTTGAGTTCGCTATGGGAATCCGCTGTGGCCCGCTTTGATTTCCTTCCCGGACACATGCTCGACTCCAAGCTGGCCATCACCTTCGACGCTTCGGATGTGGACGGTGATTACAATGACCGCGTAGTGCGAAACTTTCGCGCGGCCATGATTGGCATTCCCACCGTGCAAAATGGAAAACAGATCGGCCTTGGAAAGTGGATCGGACTGAAACAGAAGCACGTGATTTTAGTTGCAGACGAGGCCCAATTCATGGGGCCGTCCTTCCTTTCTGCTTTCGCCAACCTGAACAAGAATGAGAAGTTCACGGCGATTGTTTTGGGAAACCCTAATGACTTCCTTGATCCTCTGGGAAAAGCTGCCGAACCGATTGATGGGTGGGACAATCATCTTGAGCCGGAGAAGACCAGCGTGTGGAAAACGAGGTTCATGGACGGGGCCTGTGTGAACCTTATAGGTACCGACTCTCCAAACCTTGATTTCCCCGCAGATAAACCAACCCGGTTCAAGTACCTTATATCTCGTGAGAAGATAGCCGAGACGGCATCGTTCTTCGCCAAGGATTCGTTCGAGTATTATTCACAATGCGTAGGGGCCATGAAGATAGGTTCTCTCGCCAGACGTGTCCTTACCCGGAGGATGTGCGAGGAAGGGAAAGCCCTTGATACCAACATCGCATGGGAGGGAAGTTCGCGCACTTCAGTTTACTTTGTGGACTCCAGCTATGGAGGAGATCGCTGCGTTGGTGGGTGGGGCGAGTTTGGGAAATGCGTGGACAGGAAAGTGAGACTTCTACTTCATCCTCCAGTTATCATTCCCATCTCAGCAAGAGTGGACAAAGAACCGGAGCAGCAGATTGCCGAGTTTGTAAGACGTGAATGTGAAGGGCTTAACATCCCACCGCAGAATATGGGGCATGATGCTACCGGAAGGGGAAGCCTTGGAACCTATTTGGCCCGTGTGTGGAGCGCGGAAACAAATCCCGTGGAATCAGGCGGGTCACCCACAGAACGCCCAGTGTCCGCCGACACGTTCACCAATGAGCCGGGAAAGCGGGGCCAGACAAGGATCGGAAGGCGGTTAAAACTCTGCAATGAGCATTACGTAAAACGGATAAGTGAATTCTGGTTCTCCGTCCGCTACGCAGTCCAGTCCAGCCAGATACGGGGAATGACGCAGGACACAATGGAGGAGTTTTGCCAGCGCGAATGGGATCGGGTGAAGGATGACAAGATTGAGATCGAGAGCAAGCTGGACATGAAGGATCGCATTGGGCGATCTCCTGACCTGGCAGACTGGGCGGCAGGCATCGTGGAAATGGCCCGGCGAAAAGGATTTGTGATTGCCAAGCTGGAGAACAATGAGGGTAAATCCAACTCCCTCCAATGGTTCGCCGATCTGGCGGCAGAGCAGGCAAGGCTCAATCAGGCGAGGGAGTTGTCGGTGGTGTAATCATAGTGCTGGCGTGGATTGTTGCTGTAGTGTTAAGGTTTGGGCGTGCGAGAGGAATTAAGCAGAACCAACGATCCAGTCTCTACCGTCGCCGCTGATTTGGAATCGGTTGGCCGAAGTCGTTTCACGGAGCGTGGTTTGAGTAATGAAGCCTCGCGCCTTCAGCGTGTCGAGATGGTGATCGAGCAATCCGCCTTTCAGCCCCGTCTTGCGCGTAATGTCTTCCCCGGAAGCATCGCCATCTACATCAAACAGAAACTTGAGAATCATGTGCGCTTCAGGCTTGAGCGACTCCACCGGATTCGTCCCGGCTTTCAGCTTCAGATTTTCCGCAACAACCTTTTGATGCTCAAGCTGAAGCTTCTCATGCGCTGGAATGAGATTATCCAATGCGCGCTTTACCTTCGCATACTCTATTTGCAGTTTCGCATATTCATCGTTGTTCGTGCCCATAATTGGAGTGCGCCAATCGAATATCCCGGAATGGCAATCGTGCTATCAGGTGGACTTCCAGAAACGCCAGATGCAAAAGCTAAAACCAGCCACGCCTAGAATCGCAGTCATTATGACTCCAAGGCGCGCGGCGATGCCGAAGGCAAGCCATAACGCCGCCGACGCCAACATGGCTATAACCAGAACTTTAAAAGTGCCCTTGAAGCTTTCCATAGATTGTGAAGGTGAAGCTTGACTACACTTTCTTGCGGGAAAACCGCGCGCTCAATAATCCGGCAGAGCCGCAAGGCCGTGAAATGCCCGTCCAGCCTGACAGAATGCGCTACGGCGCGAACAATCAAAAACGCACTCAGCAATAGAAGCACCTGCTTGGCCGTGATCGATTTCATTCCTTGGTAGCGGCGGAAAACGCAATGGGCTTGATGGTGCAGGCTGAAATGTACGTCTGTTGCCTCTTGGCTATTCGCTGATTATCGAATAGCGTTAGCGCGTGCGAAGCAGTAAATGAGCAAGCGCCTTAGAAAGGGGTCAAAACGATGGTGCAGGGCCATGTTTGGCGTGCCATTCAATCCGCTGACAATCAGCGATCAAGAGCTTGCGAGGCGTTTCGGTGCCGGGCGTACTGCTCCCAAAATCCAATCAGCAAAAAATGCAGAATCTTATCCCGTGTTGCTTCGCTCTGGACGCATAGTCCACCGAAAACATAAAACATCCGCCCGGCAAGCTGGGCCTCATTCAGCCGCTCCCAAACAAAAGCCGCATCTTCCCTTTCCATTACCGGCCACTGCCCATGCTCAATCCAATACTCGCACGCCAGATCAATCCGCTTACGGGCGGAAGGTTCCAGCCTTAAATGAGCAAGGCGCAATTCCTCAATCGAGCCTTGGCTTCTCTCTAAGTGAATTGCTTTTGCAAGCTGCGCCGAAGCAAGTTCGGTGAAATTTCCAGCGCGCAAGCCCGCCCCCAAAAAGCCGCGCCATAAAAGCCGCTAAACGAGATTGGCGGGACGGTCTTTTTAAGATACGATCTGTCCATCATGGATAGATCGAACAATGGAGCGATGGCGGCTACAAAGCTTCGGCGGATTGTTGAAGCCTTGAATCAGGAACATCATTGGAGCATTCAGGCGCGGCCAGCGAGCTTTGAAATCGTAGTGATGAATGCCGCCTTCACAACTTCATCGCTGAGTGAGGCGTTGCTGATCGCGCTTAAAGCTTCTCTGGCGTATAATCATGCAAAGAAGAATGCCATTCACTCACTACCCGCACTAATTCACAGCGGACAATACGAAACTCCTGCGTGGTTGTGTTCAGGACCACAATATGATCGCGCCGATTAGGTAACTTTTTCTCTTCAATGTAGCCCACTACCACCGTGCGGGCCTTTTGTTTTAGTTTGTTGTCTTTTGACGCTCTTTAAGTTTCGTCGCCAAATGTTGCATAAAATGTTTCACTTCGTTGAAAATTCGCAATGCCGCCTTGTCGTCTGGCGCGACATATTGTCGAACCGGAAGATCGATATGAACAGCGCGGTTCCTGATGTCTTTGAAAAACATGAAGTGGCTTGCTGCTTCCGTGTAAAATACGCGCTGCTTTGTCCACGCTTTAGGACGTTGAGGAAGGTTGTCCCGCCGATTTATCTCCGTCTCGATAGCCTCTAAAACCTTATGCCAGTTAGGATTTTTGGATTTCACCTTTAGTCGGGCCTGCAATCGCTGAAGTCCAAATTCCATGACTCTCATCACATGGAACACGGAAGCGTGCGGCTGTTCAGTTGCTAAACATTTACCAGCCCCGGCAATATCATGCATGATTGATGGAAACGCTTTAGCTACGGATGGCCCGAAAAGATTGTCAGATTCAAAATACTCTCTGGCGTCATGGCCTATATGGAGAAACAAAACCTGCTCCATTTCTATCCGTATTGTTGAGGACACCCGATCCAGAAAAGAGCGCAGGGTGTGAACATCATTATTGCCGCGCTTCAGGAACCGGATGAACTCACCGATCTGCGCCCTTGAAACCTTAAGGCCGTCATGGCGGCAAATACGGCGCAACTCAGCGAGACTTTTCTGGACTTCCGGCAGTCCCGTGCTGCCGCTTGTGCCGGGATTGGTTTCCTGAATATGCGCAATGCACTGGCTGACCCTTCCGAGATAGGTTGCCACTTCAAAAAGCTGCGATGCTTTCAGATATTCCATTATCTGAAAGAGGGTAGCGGTGTCTTTCCACGGAAAATGAAATCGGGGCTTCATAGCGGGTCATTGGGTTTTCAGCAACAAAGCGTGCCATCACTATGCGCCGCCGACTTGCTCTTTTTGTCCGTGCTTTCCGATGAACACGCTACCGTCTTTCAGTGGGAACGAATTGGCTTTCATATCAGTAAACGGCAACGCCGCGAGTGTAGATTGAATCAATGTTCTGCCCGCGCACGTCCTGCTTTCTCAAGATGTAAACAGACGCTCCCCGGCAATCGCCTTGAATGTAGGGAACGAGCCGCCGTGAGTAAGGTTTCATAAGTAAAGCGAGGCGGCGCTTGGCCCCAGCTTCACGATCTGGAATTGGTATGCGGTAATTCTTTTCGCCAGAGTAATGCGGGTAAACGCACCGAAACGGCTTATCTGTTTTCTCGTCTCTTTCTATAGACCATGACGCATGACCATTTGAGTCTCCGCATTCCTGCTCAAACCAACTGTGAAGTGTCTTGCTGATTCGCCGCAACGCTTCCGCGTCGTGGTAGCTGATGCCGAGTTGGATTAAGCGGGCGATTACTTCCGCCCGTTCTTTAGCTGTAGTTCGCATTTGTTTATCTCCGTTGTTATGGGCTGAGTCCGCCCGTTTTTGTTTTACACGCCCACTCTGGGGCATGGCTGTTTAAGTGTCAAGTGGAAAGTTCAGAACCGTTCGCCGTCTGCCGTGAAGTCGTATTCGTTGGCGCAGATCGTTTCGTCAACATTTTCGTCGGATTGCTCGTACTCGTAAGCGGCTTCAAGCTGGCCGTAAATCCATTCCATGAAATCGCGGGCGGCTTCGATTAGGTCTTTTTCGGCTTGCTCAAATCTCAATTCCCAAGCCTCGCACGGGCCTTGTGTTTCGGGCAGTGCCGCGCAGTGCTCCTCATAGCAGCCGGGATCGCAGTCGAATTCGGTGCAATACTTGTGCGAGTAATGACCGCGATGCACAACGGAGAATGACGCTTGCGGAAACTCTGCCGCGATGCGTTCAAACTCTGAGGCAATGCGTTTCAATTCCTTGCATGAATCAGAATCGCCAACATGTTTGGCAATGCCGCCCGGTTTGACACTGGCCGCGCTCCATTCACCTTCAAAGCAAGCTCCGTCGCCTTGTGAGCTAAACCCACTCCAAAAGACGCATGATTCTTGCCGTTTTCCTCCGCCATACAGCGTCACGTCGCGCTTGCGAAACGTGATACCGATCAACTCCGCGCATGTTTCGGCGTCTTCAATGACACCCTCGGAAGAGGAATTATCGCCCGCGCTGGCTTCGCGATACCACTCTCGCGCCTTCTCTTTGGCTTTGTCGCTCAATTCGTCGAACTGGTAAACGGTTGTTTCGATTGTCTTCATGTTGGTTTGTTCTTTCTGTTGTTCATCTGCTCTCTAATGGCCGTCCATTCACGCACCAAAGCCTTAAGGCGGGGCGGAATGGGTTTAGGACACCGCAAGTAGCTCTCCTGCCACTCAAGAGCCTCTAAAGCCAATTCCTCAGCTATGTAGAACGTGCGGTGGCGGATGTTGAGGGTGAGGATTTTCATGATGTTAGCGCGTGAATGAGTGATCGCATCGTTGGAATGCGCTCTATGCCATCGAAAGCCAGCCCCTCACCATGCAAGCGATAACCCTTAGGCAAGGGGATTTGTCCGCCTTTGGGAACGACTCGCACGCAGTCCAACTTGCTCCTGGTGAGCTTGCGGAATTCGTTCATATCCCTGGCAAAGGCGAACGAGCCGTGGAAATCGGTATAAAGCCAAAGCCTTGAGCTATCGCCGTGCGGAATTGATTGTGTTTTCATATTTTCAGTGCTTAATCGCACCCCGCAACCGCCCGCAAGGGAGCGGTTGGAGGGCAGCTATCAGGCTTCACAGCCGGCAAGGATCGCTTCTGATTCTTCGCTGGCAAAGTCACGCACAACGGTTTCCGTGCGTGTCATCTGCATTTTGAGCGGTGATTCGCAGAGCCGTTTCACGCTCGTTTCAATCTCCGTTATCCGGTGATCGGAGATGCTTTCAAAGTCACCAAACTCTGATTTGAGATTGGCTGGAATGGCATTGAATGACTTTGAATAGCCAGCTTGCGGCCCGCTCCAAAGATGGCCGATCACTTCGATTCTGTAGTATTGTTTCATCGGTGTTTTATGGGTTATGCCTTGCGGCGGTTAATGGTTCATTTATTCGGCGACGTAAGGGACGAGTTCAAAGCAACTCCATTTTTCTGGCGCGCCGTATTGCTCAACGGCAGGGTCGTTGAGCCAAGCATCCCAATTGGCTCGTTCTTCCGCCGTCCATGCATCGTCAGTCTTATGGCTGGCAAGAATCGTTTTTTCGTCCGAATCCAAGTAGTTAATCTGTATCTTTTTCATGTTTCATCGGTGTTTTCGCACCTTTTCCCACTTCTGCCCTTCCACTTCGCAAGAGAGAACGGTTCAGACGGGGCAAAGGCTAGTCAGCATTCTTTTTCAATCGTGCCAGTTCAACAGTGTCGCGATAGGCTTGTTCTACTTGAGCCTCTGGCAGTCTGAATCTAAGTCCGTTCTTGAATGCTCTGGCAGCTTTGAATCGTTGCCCCAATGCCTTGCCAGAGGCGAATTCATCGAAGCAAACCAATGTTGCCCAATAGCAGGCAATCTTTTCGCAATGGCTTGGCAGTGTGCCGGTATTGATTCCAGTCCAAGTATAACGACTCATACCCCAAAGCATTGCAGCCATTGTGCCAGCTAGAAAGCGTCCAAGACATGGACAGATTAGCGATAGCGAAAGGGCATGGAAGCAAAGAGGCTGAATGAAAGCTGGACAGTGTCCAAAGACAGTGCGAGAAATCAAGGCATGGAAGCACTGGCTGAAACTCCAATGAAACAAGGTGAAGGCAAGGCAAAGCCTTTCTTTACCAAGGAGAATGCCAAGCTATACGCAATCCAAGCTACAGAAGCCCGTAAACAAGCTGCCATTAGAAGGCAAGAGCAGCTTGAAAAGAGTAAAGAAGTAACTGCGCTCGAACCTAGCGAGCTTTATAGGCTGAACAGACTGGCTCGTATTCGCGCACAATTGGCGTTAGTGGATTCAGAGATAGAAAAAGCCATCAAAGAGCACAAACCAGATCAAAACCGCCTTAAATCGCTTGTAGATGCGCAAATCAAGCTCAGCCAGCAAGAGCAGAAGCTTGATAATCGCCCTGATCCTGGAAGCTACCGTCCACGTACCCCCAGTACCAAGCAATCCAGTACTGGCTTTGCTCCTATTGAGGAATAGCCCGTAAACATTGGCTGTCTTTGGGCTTGTGAGCATAATGGTTATTGTGCGCAGCAATATTTAAGGGTTCTCTTGAATAGCCAGACCGTCACCGCACCATGCCATGGCTACCCCGCTAATGCAGGGACTCCCATGCCTGTATAAGACCCCTGTTTAACAGCAGGTGCGTTCCAAAACTTCTCCAAGCGCATCTCCAGTTGTTCGC